CAACGGCACAACAATCACGCTGGCAAGCGCAGCAACTGCGGGTGATCTGGTCACGATTGAGTACTACACCCTGACTTCGCTGACCAACGCCCTCCCACTGACAGGCGGCACAGTAACGGGGACGGTGACTTTTAATTCAGCCATAACAGGAGCAGCAGCTACGTTCAGCGGGATTGTTGCAGCCAACGGCGGCGGTATTCAGTTCCCCGCAACCCAAGTGGCATCATCTGACGCAAACACGCTGGATGACTATGAGGAAGGGACTTGGACTCCTGTTTTGGCTGTAGGTTTTACCGCTGTTGGTGCAACAACGCTAACGGGAACATACACAAAAATAGGCCGAACTGTATTTGTTCGCGGCACACTTCAAGCTGCAACATCTTTAACTTCTGCCGGTGGTAATACGCGAGTAACCGGCATGCCATTTACAAGTACATCTTCTTGCCCTGTTGTTTTTGTTGGCGATAATTTAAGTTATCCGGGCACTGGTTTTTTTGAAAATACCACCAACGGCGTTTACAACCCCGCGTATACAGCAGGGACAGCCACAATTATATTTACTTTCTTTTATATAGTTTAAGGAAAAACATGCTAACCGAAACCAAAGTCATCGACCAAATCACCGTTACCGAGAACGGCATTGTGCTGTACCGCGAGGCTACACGCATCCTAAAAGACGGCGACCAGATTGCTCAGACCTACCACCGCACAAGCCTGACACCAGCACAAGACCTCACTGGTCAACCTGCCAATGTCGTGGCAATCTGCAACGCAGCGTGGACAGCGGAAGTCATCGCAGCCTACCAAGCCGCACAAGCTGAAAGAGTCACACCATGACAGCAGCAGTAACTCTCGCAGCACTGGGCAACGGCCCTGCGTTTAGTGCCAACACAGTTACGGCGCAATCGTTTTCAAATTCTACTTTTACTAAAGTTCAATTTAACGTAGAAACTTTTGACACAAATTCAAATTACGACCCAACAACTAATTATCGTTTTACGCCAACTGTGGCGGGGTATTACCAAATAAATGGGAATATATCGTTTGCTGGGTCTGCTGTAGGTTATGTTATGGTGGCAATATATAAAAATGGTGTAAAAATTGCAGGCGGCAGCGGAATAATTAACAACACATCTATTGGTGGGATGGCAACAGCATCAAGTGTTATATCTTTAAATGGTTCTACTGATTATGTAGAATTTTATGCTTGGCAAAGTTCTGGTGGCGCGTTGGTTTTTCAAACAGGATCAGGCGACAATACTTTTAGCGGTGCAATGGTTAGGAGCGCAGTATGACCCTCTACGACAAAATCATGGCGCTGTACCCTGCGCTGACACAGCAGGACTTCCTGACCACCATTACCCTCCAGAACGACTCTGACGGCAGGGGTGACTACATAGCCAAGTGGGAACACCCCACGCTGGCACGACCCACTGAGGAGCAACTGGCATGACACTCACAACAGTAAACGCAGGGATGCTGGACACCCAAGCCCAGTACAACGGCTTCAAGAACCGCATCATCAACGGCCAAATGGTTTTGGATCAGAGGAACGCTGGGGCGGCGGTGACTCCTGCTACTAACACCTACCTTGTTGATCGTTGGCAAGCCGTACCCAGTGATGCGTCAAAACTCACCTACCAACAAGTGGCAGACGCTCCTGCTGGTTTTAAGTTCTCTTTAAAAGTTACTGTGGCCTCATCGGCTACACCGGCATCGTATAACATTCTTTGGCAACCAATTGAGGGGTTTAATGTTATTGACCTTGGTTTTGGTGCTGCCGGAGCGCAAACTATTGCCGTGGGTTTTTGGATTAAAGGAAGTGTTGCAGGTAATTATTCTGCTTTTTTAGGAAACAACGCAGGTCGGTCATATCTTGTGTCAGTTCCTGTAACTACTTCTTGGGCTTATCAAACAGTTTCAATTACTGGAGATACTTCAGGAACATGGCCTACAACTAATGCGGCTGGAATGTATCTTGGTTTTGATATGGGTAGTGACGCATCACGATACTCAACTGCTGGCTCATGGCTAGCTTCAAATGTCTATGGGGTAACTGGCAATTTAAAGTTTATCTCTCAAGTAAACGGCTCAACCCTAAATATCACAGGCGTACAGCTTGAAAAAGGCAGCACAGCCACATCGTTTGACTACCGGCCTTATGGGACGGAACTGCAATTAGCACAACGCTATTATTACCTTCACGCTAGTGGTTCTGGAAAATGTGTTGGCATTGGAGGATATGTTCAAGCAGCAGAAGTTGCATGCGGGGTTTATTTCCCTGTAACAATGCGATCTACGCCCACACTTTCAGCCGCATCTGGCACTGGCTACTATACGGCCGCCCGAGCTGCCGCTGATGTATTTGATTCTTTTACTGCGTATCAAATATCAACAACTTGTAGTTTTTTATATAATACTGCTGAGGCATCAGGCACTTCTGGAGCGTCTGCGTATGTTTATACGAGTAATGCTTCTGCGTCTGTAGCATTTACTGCGGAGTTATAAAATGTATATATTGTCAAAATATCCAAATATTGTTTTTAAAAAGCAAGACGGCGCTATTGATAGCATCCCCTTTGACCCAGACAACACCGACTACCAGCAATACCTCGCATGGCTGGCAGAGGGCAACACGCCATTACCGGCTGATGCACCATGACCGAAGACATCACTCACCGAGAAATCTACGACAGGCTGGTGGCTGTTGAAGCTAAGGTTGATGCCTTGACTGATCGCACGGCTGATGTAACAACAGCCTTTGCTGCTGCTCAAGGAGCATTTAAAGTGTTAGAAACCCTGAGCAAGCTGGCAAAGCCTTTGCTTTGGATTGGTGGCCTCATTGCTGCTATAGCTGTCTTCATCCAAGACTTTAAGAGTCACTAATGGATGCTCTGCCACCACCTCCTCCTGCTGCTTATGCCGTTTATGAGTGCAAGAGATGGTCGTGGTCTTCCGATAGACAGCACGTTTGGTGTCTTGTTTGGAAAGAAAAGAAATGATTGATCCTTTAACAGCACTAGCAGGTATACAGGCGGCGGTTGCGCTAATCAAGAAGGTTAGCAAAACTGTTGACGATGTGTCTTCGCTTGGTCCTGTTTTGGGAAAGTACTTCGATGCCAAGTCAACAGCAACTAAAGCGGTTGTACAGGCAAAGAAGTCTAAGTCATCAATGGGTACTGCCATCCAAATCGAGATGGCGCTTGATCAAGCTAAGCGCTTTGAAGATGAGCTACAGCTTTTGTTTATGCAGAGTGGCAAAGTAGATGTTTGGAACAAGATTAAATCACGAGCAGCGGCAATGGATGTTGAGTCAGCCCATGATGCTAGGCGTGAGCGAGAAGCAGCGGCAAAGCATAAAAAAGAAATGGATGAGCTTATTGAAATTGTTCTGATAGCACTTGTATTTTTTATTATGGTAGGTGCCATTGGTTATTTCTCAATTGAGATACTTACACAGTGTGCCGGTAATTGTAGTTTTCAGAAATGAGTGATGAGCGTCTTAGTATAATTGATAAAGTGCTGGCATATGTCAGCAGTCCTTTTCGTCTGTTCGCAATGGTATTGATGGCAGTGCTTGCCTTCAGTGGTTATTTTGTATATACAAACCAAGAGCTTTTGATTGGTGCTTATAAAGAATCTAAAAAGATTCCAAGCATTGCTGAAGATCGTGTAGAGGATGCAGCTGGTCATCTATTCAAACAAAGTGGTGCTGTCATAGTGGCAGTGTTTAAAGTGAATAGTATGTTTGGAACTCGTATATTGCACAGGGCTTACACCAGAGAAGGTCGAGATAAAACTAATGACGGCCTTGATGTTGGATTGTTTACTCAGAACGCATCTAATAATGCGGATGTAGTTAAGCTGATGGCAAATGAAATTCCATGCGGTGAATATACATCAGCGCAAAGCGAAATGGGAATTTGGTATATTGAAAAAGGTGTTGGTTATACTTGTCGTATTAGTGTTCCACCAGAACCGGGTAGGTTCGTTGGACAGATTACTGTTGGATGGGCATCACCACCTGACAATTTAGAAAAGACTCGTGCAATGCTACAAATTGCAGCAACTATGTTATCTAGGAGTAAACAATGATTGGTCTTGACGCACTTTTAAATGTTGGCGGTAAGTTGATTGACAAACTTATTCCTGATCCTCAAGCTAAAGCTAAGGCACAACTTGACTTGGCTCAAATGGCACAGGATGGTGAATTGGCTAAGATGGCTAATGATACTGACTTGTACAAAACTGAACAGAATAATCTGACCGATAGATTGAAGTCAGACATGGCATCAGACTCTTGGTTGTCTAAGAATATTAGGCCAATGACACTGGTCGCCATCTTTGTTGGTTACTTTACGTTTGCAATGATGAGCGCCTTTGGACTAGATGCCAATGAAGTATATGTTACTTTGTTAGGACAATGGGGTATGCTTGTGATGAGTTTCTATTTTGGTGGACGCACATTAGAAAAGATTATGGATATGAAAGTTAAGAAATGAATCTGACAGCAAACTTCTCCTTGCATGAAATGACAAAGAGCGAGACTGCTCTGCGTAAAGGCATGCCCAATGAACCAACAGAAGCTGACATTGCAAATCTAAAGCTGCTGGCTGAGAAAGTGTTGCAGCCATTGCGTGACCACTATGGTGTTGGCATTAAAGTCAACAGTGGCTATCGCAGTCCAGATGTTAATGCTGCTGTTGGTGGCAGTCGCACTAGCGACCATTGCAAAGGACAAGCTGCTGACATTGAAATTGCTGGTATTCCTAACGCAACACTTGCACAATATATCAAAGATAGTTTACAATATACACAATTGATTTTGGAGTTTTATACTCCGGGTATTCCAGATAGCGGATGGGTTCATGTATCATACGATAGTAACAATCTCAAGTGCCAAGCGTTGACAGCTGTCAAAAAAGATGGTAAGACTGTATATCTGAACGGCCTTGTGGCTTAATATAAAAGGTTAATAATGGCTGAAAACTTTACAGCAAAACAAAAAGAGATTGTAGCTCGTAAGATGGGCTATGATGGTCCAATGCAGATGTTCGATGAGTATCTTGCATCTACACCTTCTGACGCTCAACGCTATGCTGCTGTAACTTCTAAGTTTGCAGAGCGTATGGCTAAGGGTGGTATGGTTGTCGCCAAAGTTCCGATGCGTAAGTATGCTGAGGGTGGTAATGTTTTACCAGAAGGCTATAGCTACGATGCCCCTCCTATGGGGGCTTATACAGCGGTGATACCAAATGAGGGAATGGTATACGCATATTCACCAACGGGTGAACGTATTCAAGTTCCAAGATCAGGACCACCAACCACTCCTCCTAAGCTAATAACTACACCAATCTCAACTGTTGCACCAGACGCTGGCGCTCCAGTGCTGACTACTGCGCCGGGTTATACAGCAGCAACAACCGCTGTTACGGATGCAATGAAAATAGCATCTCCTACAGCACCAGCTGCTGCACAAGCTATACCAGCACAGATTGCTGAAGCCGCCACTGCTGCTCCTTCTGCTCCAGTGACTGCTGCCACTGTTGCTCCAACATTTGCTGCTCCTTCTGTTGCTGAAAGTTTGGCTGCTATGCCAGCTGTGCAGGGTGCTGTATCTGATGCAGCAACGGCAAAAGCCGTCACACAAGAGCCAACAACCACTGCCGTTGGCGGTGTTGAAGCTGCTCAGGCAACAGCCACTACTGTCGCTCCAGTTGCTGAGCGTACAGTGCAAGCTGGTGAAATGGTGGCTGGTCCTGCTGTTGATATGGCAAAGGTTGAAGAAAGCCTTGCTAAGACTCAGGCTGCTCAGGGTGTTGTTGCTGAAGAGATGACTGTACAAGGTCAGCTTAATAAGCTGCTGACAAACTTTGACGCTGGTAAGCCACCCGCATGGGCTGCTGCTTCTATGAGAGCAGCTACAGCACTGATGGCTGCTCGTGGTGTTGGCGCTTCCAGCATGGCTGGTCAAGCAATTATTCAAGCAACGCTTGAGGCTGCGTCACCGATTGCTGCTGCTGATGCAAAGATACAAGAGACAATGGCTTTACAGAACTTGTCCAATCGACAGGCTATTGCCCTTGATCTTGGTAAGCAACGTGCTGCTTTTCTTGGGCAAGAGTTTGATCAAGCTTTTCAAACTCGTGTTAAGAATGCTGCCACAATCAGCGACATTGCTAACAAGAACTTTGATGCCACTGTCACCATTGCTCTTGAGAATGCCCGTATTGCCAGCACTACAAACATTGCCAATCTGTCAGCGCGTAATGCTATGCAGCTTGCTGAAGCAGCACAGGTTGCTTCTCTTGAAACAGCTAATCTAAACAATCGACAACTTGTTGCTGTTGATAATGCCAAAGCTTTCTTGAACATGGACCTCAAGAATCTTGACATTGCACAGCAAACTTCTGTGTTTAAAGCAAAGGCAATTGCTGATTCGTTGACCAGTGATGCTGGCTACGCCAATGCTGCTGCTGCAACTAATGCCAGCAATAAACTGGAAGCCGATAAGATATCTGCTACACTTGCTCTCACTGCTCAGCAATATAATGCTTCTGAAACCAACAAGGTTAGGGTTGCAAATCTGAATGCTGCTAATGAGTTGGTTAAGTTTAACGCACAAGAAGCTAATGATCGTTCTGAGTTTAACTCACGCATGTCTGCTGAGATTAATGTAGCTAACGCTAAAATATTGGCTGACATTTCAACAGCAAACACTGCTGCCATTAATGCAGCTAATGCGATCAATGCTAAGAATGCTTCAGACTTATCCTCTGCCTCATATGCACAGCTATCACAAACATATCGTGATCTGTTATCATACTCATTCAAGACAGGCGAAAGCGAGAAGGACAGGATTAGGGACTTAGCGGTTGCGTCTATCAACAAGTCTGCTGCCGTGTCAGCGGCAGAAACAACAGCAGATGCCGCTAGCAATGCTGCTTGGGGAAAGCTTGCGTATGAAGTTATTAAAGGCTGGTAAGTATTATGAAACACATTAAAAGCTATATTGATAAAATTGAAGCAATACTTGCTGTACAATCTTCTAAAGAAAACAAACCAAAGTCTAAAGGATTTCTTTCGTCAAGGATGCCTGAGAAAGACAGTGGTAATGAGAAGCGTAGTGAGCTTGATGTCATTGCTCAATTTGTTTATGGTATTCGTAAAGCTAAAGAGGAAATGACCAATGGCCGCAAATGATCTTTCACCAGTTGATGTCATTAAACCAGTACCGATTGGTGGTTCTTGGACAGATATGCCTAAGAGTCACAATTGGTTAAACCCGCCTAAGCTTGTTAAGACTGATGAGATTGCTCAAAAGTATATTGATAAACTATCTTCCCCTGATGTTATTAATAGTACGCTAGACGTAGTTGAAACAAAAGTTCCTTTGGCTTCTATGGCAGAAGCCTTAATGCTTTCTGGTGTTGCTGCTGGTGTTCATACAATTGATGCTGGCCTATTGGTTATGCCTGTCATCATTGAGATGCTGAAGACTGTTGCTGAAATACACAAGGTTGAATACACAATATTCCCTGCTGATCCTGATGATACACAGATACCTGTACGAGTTATTAATGCTGCTATTAAAAAAGCAATGGCTAAGAAAGAAACTACAGCAGATGAAATAGCAGCGCCTGTTGTTGAATTGTCTGGATTGATGGCGCGTAAGCCTACAACAATGGAGAATGCAAATGGGATTTAATTTAAGCTCATTCGCTGGTGGCTTTGCTGAAGCTGCTGTTGATGACATTCAAAAAGAACGAAAGCTTGCAGAGCTTAGAGGAACTGAGGCTGTTAAGAATCTTTATACCAATTACAAAACTGTAGTTGAAGATAATAAAAAGAAAGAAGCAGAGCTAGTCAACAACATTAACATCTTGAAGACGTATGACCCAACAGCTAGTGAGAGTGAGTTGTACGCTGTTGCTACTAGCGCACCTGTCATGACTTCGATTACTGACTACATCAAGAAGGATGGCTTTGATGCTGGAAGCTTTAAGCTTGGTAACTTTGCCAAGGTTGTAAACGACAACTCATCAACAGCCACCGCTCTTGAGCGCGTCAAGATGTTGTCTGTTCTTCCTACTGCCGCTAGGGATACAATTACTAAACAGCTTGAGCCTTCTTCTGGCAACATCATCAGGGATATGCTGAGTAAGTCTAGTGGCTCTGCTAAAGAGAAAGCCATGCTTGAACAGGCACAGGCGCTTGGTGTTCCGCTTGAGCGTCTTAAAGCGGCACAGGGATTTGTTCGTCCAACAGCTGAGGTTAATGCTACATACGATATGTCTAAGCTTCGTCCTCCGAAGACTTTTGCTCAACAAGAAGATGATGCTAAGGCTAGGATTCTTTTAGCTACTAAAAATAATGACCCTACTGCCACTAAATTGGCACAAGCAGACTTGGCAATTGTTAATAGTATTAAAGATAGTATGAGTAGCGAACAGGTAAAATTCTCTGAAAGGATTGTCACTCTTAAGAACGCTTCTTTAAATGGAACTCCTGAAGAAAAGAAACGCGCTGACACAGAGTTGCTTAGGATATGGGAGCTTGAACGCCGTGAGGCTGAGGCTAAGAAAGTTCGTGGAGATGATGGTGAAGGTAAGGTTCCAAACCTGTCTACGCTTAATACCTTTACCGGCGCTGCTGTTGGTCGCGCACTTGCTGCGAAGTATGGTGATTTGCTTAAATCAAAACAACTTGCTATTATTGAAAATGCAGATGGTAGCACCCGATTTAGCTATGTTGGAACAGATGCCACCACTCGTAAAGCTATTCTTGATTTGCAAGCCAGTGCTGCCCAAACTGCTTTGTCGTTGTATACCGACAGCAAGGGCATGCCAATCAATAGGGATGTTGCTAGCGTATTGAATAGCTTTAAAGCACCAGCACAAATGCAAGAAGCTGCTCCAACTACACCAGCACCGGCTGCACCAGCATTGCCCCCATCATCAAGTGGTGGTAGGACAGAGGCAGCACCTCAAGTTAATATACAAGAGGAGCGTAGAAAAGCAAATGCTGCAATTAGTGGAGGCGCTGATTCCGCTGCTGTTAAAGCACGATTTAAACAAACCACAGGTCAGGATTTGTAATGGCTGATTATGCTGATTTGATACCCGCTGCTAAAGCCGGTGGTGCAGACACCTATGCTGATTTAATTCCAGCAAAGCCACCTGCACCAGAAGTTGATCTAACTAAGCCAGCCTTTGGCACGATGTCACGCCCGTTTCGTAGGGATGATGCTGCTCAGAAGGTCCGCGCAGAAGCAGAAGCTGAGCGCAACAAGCCTAAGTTTACTTACGATGAGTTGTATAGCAATCCCGAAATCTTTAAGGTCATCACTGACTATTCTAAAGTGGCAATGAACTCCACATACAAGGAAGGCACTGACAAGAAAGAGTTTGTTAACAGCTTCATGGCTAACATGCGTGGTGAAGAATGGAATACATTCTCTAATGTTGCTGCGCTGAACAAGCTGCGAAACTCTCCCTTGCCAGATCAAGAGAAGCTGGCACTTGGTAATCGTCTGTATGATGAGATTGCAAGCGCTGGTACTAAAGGTGGTCAACCGGGTGCTGGTCCATATGTAGACATTGCTAAAGCAGCATTGACTGACCTGACAAACTATATTGGTTTTGGTGTTGGTACTGGTTTAAAGAAGAAGGCTGCTAAAGAAGCTACAGAGCTTGCTACTAAAGCTATCATTGGTGAGGCTGGTGAGGCTGCTGCCAAGTCTAAGATTGCTAGCTTGCTTACACCTACTGGCATCACTGCTGTCACTACAGCTACAGAAGCTGGCCTTGCTGTTGGTCAAAACGTAATTGAACAAAAGAAGAAGCAAGAAGTTGCTAAGGCAATGCGTGAAGAACCAAAAGACCTTGACCCTGCACAATTAGGTGTGGCAGCATTGTTTGGTAGTGTTGGTGGATTCCTTGAAGGCCGTGGCGCTCTTGCTATAACCGGTGGTAAGTCTGGTGCTGAACAGTTTAGTGAAAAGCTTCTCAAGGCTAAAGTACCTAAAGACCCCAATGCTCCTGTCACAGAGTTTGAGAGAATGGTTGCTGATCCTATTTCACAAAACATGGATGAGCTTGTGTCTCAGTTTAACAAACAAGAAGGTCGTAGGATTTTAGATGAGATTGACCCTGCCACTGCATTAACTGATTCAAAGATTCAAAGTGATTTGTCTGCTCGTGCTGTACGGGTGGCAATGCATGTCATTGATGCTGACCCAACCTTTCGTTTAAAGCCCAATCAAAAAACAAGTGACGCTATCGCCAGCGTCTTCTCAAATCTAGACACCATTGACGATGCTGTTCTTGAACAAGCCATCCGTAGAGAAGGACTGAGTGTTGAGCAATTTGCACAAGCAAACTTGATGACTGTTTCCGATGCTGCTCGTGTGATGCAGCAATATTCTGCTGCGTCTAAGATTCTTACTCGCATGACTCAGATTGACCCTGAAGCTGCTAAGATTGTCGATGGCTTGTTTAATAAACCAGATGAATATGTATCTGCCCTTGGGCGTATCGGTCAAGTTATACGAACAGTAGAGCGTGAATCAAAAGCATTTGTTGTTAGCGGCATTGGTACTACAGTGCGTAACATTATGGGTACATCAGTCGGCCTTACTTACAGTTCAGCAGGATCGTTGATTGAAGGGGCAATGTACACTGTTGGCAGAACACTGGATGGTGCCGCCAGCGGTAAGCGTGTTGAGACAGCAATGAGCAGTCTTGGTGATACATTCCGTGACGCATTCAGCGTGTATGGATATATGGCTAAGAATGGTTTGTCCACTGAAGTGACGAACAACTTGCTTCAGCACAATCCTGCTCTGCGTAACAATCTATTGAGCGCTACACAGGAGTCTTCTACTAACCAGCTTTCTAAAGCTGCTCAAGTCTTTAACACATTGAACGTAGCACAGGATGCTTTCTTCCGTAAAGCAATCTTTAACGCTGCTGTTGAGAAGCACATGCGCCGTGCTGGTATGGACATGTATCAGGTAATTGGTGAAGGCAAGGCAATTCCTGCATCTATCTTGCAACAAGCTACAGACGAAACTCTGAAGGCAACCTTCTCGTATACACCGAAGGTGCAGAAGAAAGGTATTCAAACCTTTGAAGCCGGTGCGGAAGCAGCTGGTAATCTATTTGTTAAGGCAGCTGAATTTCCCGGTGGTAGTTTACTTGTCACCTTCCCACGCTTTATGTCTAATGCTATTGCCTTCCAATATCGCTACAGCGTTTTTGGTGCAGCATCTGGAGCAGAAGACATTTATCGTGGCGCACTTATGAAAGCCTCTGGCTCTAATGCCGGTGATGGTTTGATTCGTCAAGGTCAAGAGAACATCGCTAAAGGTATTGTTGGTACGGCAGCGCTTGCTGCTGCGTATGACTATCGTCTAAACAACCAAGACACTGATTGGTTTAATATGAAGAAGGATGATGGCGGTACTTATGATACTCGCTCAATCTTTCCGCTTGGACCAACACTTGCCGTTGCTGACTTCTTAGCCAAACGCAAGCTTGGCCTTGAGCCAAAGACAGCTGAAATGGTTGAAGCCATTGTTGGTATGAAAATGCCAGCTGGTACACAAGCTCAATTACTTGATCAGGTATTCGCTGCTGTGTCTTCTGAGAAAGACGCAGATAAGCTTGAGATTGCAATTGGTAAAGTATTGGGTGACTTCACTGCACGATTCTCACAGCCGTTTGTATTCAAGAGTGCCTATGAGTTTCTTGATTTGTTCCGTGAGGAAGGCTCTATCCAGCGTGACCCTAATGTCATCACTGGTGATAAGACAGTTATGGGAATGCCCGTTCCTACGTTGGTTGAAGCTGGCGCACAGCGTGTTCAAAGCAAGCTGCCAATCCTTAAAGAGAGCTTACCTGAAGCTGTTCCTCGCTTGCGTGATGGTCCAGTGTACAAAGAAGGTGAGTTCTTCTACAGCTTGGTGGGTGTCCGTGAAACTCCAGCAAAGACTCCTGCTGAATCTGAAATCGTTAGACTTGGTATTGACCCATACAAGCTGTATGGTCCTTCGTCTGGTGACAAGAGCTATGATCGTGCCTTTGTTGAAACGGCAAACCCATTAGTTATTGAAACAATTAAACGGGCAATGAATGATGAGCGATATCAGAAACTAAGCCCAACAGAACAGAAGATGGCGCTTGGTAATTCTGTTAGCGAAATGACTAGCATAGCACGGGATATTACCGATGCTAAGTTTATGAGTGATGATCTTCTTCGTGTTAAGAAGATGCAATTTAATAAGCTTACCAGTGATGAGCGTAAGGTTATTAATGAACGATATGCCAAAGACAATCAAGGTAAGACGCTTGAAGAAGCCAATGACTATATGCAAGTTGACGCATATAAGGCAATGCTTGGTGACTTAAGGTTTGCTGTTGGTGGTATGGCATCTAAGTTTGCTGGTAAAGCAGCCTCTAACATTCCAGTTCAAGGCTTCTTATCTAGGCTCAGAACAATAAACACTCCTGACATTCCTGTAGATACTTCTACTATTGATAACATTCTTAATAAGAATCTACCAACACCAGCTGTTGCTCCTCAAACAACTACAGCTATCCCAACAGTTAAGAAGGCTGCTGCCAAGAAGACTGTTGCTGCCTCTGAGCCAGTGCCACCAATCGAGCCAGAAGCCCCTATGGCGAGTCAAATGGAAGAGGTCATGCCTCCCCCTGCTGCTGCTGTTGAAACCGCTCCTATGCCTAATCTGGCAGATGACTTGCAAGATGCTTCTAAGCAGCTTGATGATGTCATACCGCCCACTGGTGGCTTTACCCCTGATCAGTACGCCGCTGGTGAAAAGCTGATGGCTGAGAACTACACTCCAGAGTTTGTTAAGAACTGGAAGATTGCCAACTACGATGACTACATGAGTACTGCTCACTCGTACACTGGTCAAGCTGCTGGTGTTAAATGGAATGAGATGCCAGCAAATCCGTTTGGTAAGAAGACAGATGATAGCGCTACATCTTTGACGGATGAAGTTTTGTACGATGATAATGGAAATCCAATAGGCGACTCAATATCAGATATTAAAGCATTCCTTAAACCAAGACTATCACTATCTGAAGAAAAGATCGATAAGATTTATATAGGCGACTTGAACAAACAAGTTAATAAAACTTCTGTTACTCAGCGCAATGCAATCATTAAAGAGATTAGGAACAAGCGAGAAGATTCTTTCTTCAGGCTACGAGATGACATCAACTTTGCTACCATTGATGATGAAGTTCTTGGTACATTGTTAGGCGAATATCGTGCAAAGTATAATGTAGAACTTTCACCTAAGACTAAAGAGGGAATGGCTGAAGCTAAAGACATGGCTATGCGGCTACAAAACAAGCTTGAACAATTGCGTGAACAGTATAAAGATGTTCCACCCATTCGCTTGTATCATGGTGGTCTACCAGAGAAAATGGAAAAGCTTAATAGGTCTGGATTCTATGACCCAACAAGAAGTACAACTGGACATTTTGAAATGAATGTGGGTGGTCCTTCATTTACAAAAGATTTGAATCTTGGATTTAATGCCAATTCTTTTGGTGGGCGCAATGTAGATAACTTTATGTATACTGATATTCCATATGCTGATTACAAGTTCTCTCGCATCAACATGCCACCAAAGGGATATGATGCTAAGGATATGAACACTATTATTCGTGCTGTTACTGGTGTGCCAGACTTTGTTCGTCCAATATCATTGCCACGCGCTGGATTTAATGAAACAGAAGATATGATAATTGAAGCTAATAAGCTTAGTGTTAAAGGTAACAATGTTAAACTGAAAGCTCTTAACCCTAAAGATGAAGTTTTTAACAGGGCACTTATTGGCATTAAACCAAAAGCTGAAATAATTAAAACACGAGATGAATTGAAAGAGTTAATGGACAATGCTTTAGATTCTTTTGATGAAAGAGAATCTGCTAAGTTTGCTTATAAGTCCTACACGGCTGTTCGTAACTTAATGAATGACTATATGAACATGTCTAAGGGTACTGTTCGCTCTGGCACAGGTCAGCAATATCAATCCAGCATTGACCAATTTATTGATGATGCTTTTCACGGAGGCGTTGTTGATAAACTGCCAGATGTTGCTGACATTCTTAGAAGTGTTGGGGCAACTCAAAAAGCTAAGAACCTGTTGGAACTGCGGGATAGACTTCGTGAGTTTTCAGCAACAGACAATGCTACTGGCACACCCGCAATAAAAGAAGACAAACGAAAGCTGTCATTGCAGAAGGTGAGGGAGATGACTCCCAAGCTTGCAAGAGGTGGCCTAGCTACTAGACGATAAATGAAAAAGCCAGCTTAGTTGCTGGCTTTCTTTTTAGTGCTGTTGTGCTGGCTTCGGGTTTGTTAGATAGTGGATGTTTTCAAAGTAAGCATAGTCAAAGCCTCGCTGCCACTCCTTACCAGCAATGGTATCAGGATTGTAGCTGTTGACCATCCATCCTTTGTAGAAAGCTTTGTAGCCTTGCTCTGCTTGGATACGCAGTGGTGGAAATCGTTCTGCCTTAATCTGCATCTTTACTCTCCATCAGTCGTTCTGCCATCAGATAGCCCTCAAGAGGCCACAGATTATTAAGCGCATCCTCATACGCATACTTCTCGCCAACAGCAGTATTAAACTTAGAAGCATCAACGCATGCGCTCTTACCAAGAACAACATATCCGTTCTTCATGTACAACAGACACAGGGTAAGGGTGCTGTTTGGCACAGTTGTGTACACAACCTCCTTAATCCTTGCTGACAAGCTGGTCATATCAACTACTGTTTTCTTTTCTGGTAAATTGTTAGGGTGATTCATATCATGTCTTTCAAGCTAGAGATTTTAAGATTGTAACAATCAGATTTTACTGTATAACCATTGCTAGCGTCAACAGTTCCTTTCTTCATAAAGACTGAATCAAGCATGTATTGTTTCTTGTCATACACACCAAGATACCAGCCTACAGTGAAGTCATTCTTGACGCGAACAAAGCAGTAGTAGTCGCACTCTTGGGTTGTATTAAGTGCAGCAATAGAACACTCATAGGTTTCAAGAGGCTTAACACTGGTCTGCTTTGTCTTTACATCAATAGTCTTGCCACATGGTAACACAAGATCATAGTCATAGGTGTTGTTTAGTTCTCCACCTAACACTTGTCGAGCTATGTCTTCACCAATGAATCCAGCAATGTTGCCAGCACCCCTGATAATACTGTTGTACAACCTGCCCATCTCTGCTGCTTTATCTCTTGCTTCGACAAGCATAGCCGCACTAACAGCTACCTCAATCATTCTTGCCCTTTGTTGCTAACACCAGCAAGTGTCTTCATTTCAATAAGAAGTTTCTCTAGCGGCTCAAGCTTTAATGCCCTGCAACATGAGATGTAAATAGGGTTAAACATTACACCGCTATCGCTATCCTCAGTGTAGTCTAAGTAGTTTGTAAAGAACTCCGCTACTATTTTCTTAAGTCGTTCATCATCGTTCATGCTGCTTTCCCCCATACATCATCCCATGTGCCAGTGGTAGCACCCTTGCTGTAGTCTGTGACACGCTGCTCAAAGAAGTTGGTGTGTGATGTACCAAGCATACCATCAACCCACGGCAGAGGATTCTTCTTGATCTTGTAGATGCCCTTCATCCCCATAGATATCAGCCGTCTGTCTGCAATGTAGCGGATATATTTCTTCACTTCTTCTTTGGTAAGCCTTTCGACATCAAGCATTCCAAAAGCAAGATCAATGAAAGCGTCTTCGATCTGAACCATTTCTTCAGCGATAGCTTTAATTTGCTCAGGTGTAGTTTCATCTTTGTGGTGTTTAACATATTCACGATATACCTTTATCATGCCTTCAGCATGCTGTGTTTCATCAACAATAGACCATGCAATGATCTGACCCAACCCCTTTAGCTTACCATTTCTTGCGAAGTTTAGCAACATAACGAAGCTGGAGAATAGCTGCATACCTTCACCGAATGCGCTGATGGTGGCAATCTTTGCAGCCATTGGTGCATCGTCCAGCCCCTGCACATAGTCATGCTTCTCCACCATTTCTTTGTGCTGCAAGAACTCATTGTATGTAGACTCAGGCAAGCCAAGTGTTTCAATCAAGTGAGCGTATGCTGCCACATGCAAAGCTTCGCGTGAGGCAAAGCCTGACAGCATCATCTTCACCTCTGGCTGCTTGAACACAGGGATGTAATGGTCATGATAACCACTACCAATATCCAAGTCACCTTGCACAAAGAAGCGAAGTATCTTTGTCAGAAACTCCTGCTCCTCTTTCGTTAGCTTCTTGTAGTCTTTAACATCCTCAGACATTGGCACTTCAGTGTGCAGCCAGTGGCTCTGCTCATGTTGCAGCCAAGCATCGTATGCCCACGGATACTTGAATGGTTTAAATGTAATACGCTCTTCGGTAATATCGCCAACTTTATTCATATCATCCTTCGCAAGCTAAGCAGGTGTCACCATCTGCAATTTGTTTTAAATCAATATCATCTTCAATGCGCTGTCGTTTAATCTGTGAGCCAACCTTGTCAGCCTTCTTGACCTTCTCACTACGCAGATAGTATAAGCTCTTTAGTCCATTCTTCCATGCCATAAAGTGGACGCTGTGCAAATACTTGATACTCACAGTTGCTGGAAAGAAAAGATTCACACTCTGACCCTGATCAATGTACTTCTGGCGGTCAGCAGCATGCTCAATAATCCATCGCTGGTCAATCTCCATCGCTGTCTGGAACACTCCCTTGATGATGTCAGGGATGTCTAGATGCTGCACAGAGCCGTCATTGCCAATGATTGATGCCCATGTGTCATCGTCATTCATTCCAAGCGCCTCAAGCTCTTTAACAAGGAACCTGTTCTTGTGAACGAATGCGCCACTTAATGTATCCTGACGGTATACATTAGCGCGATAAGGCTCGATTGATGGGGATGTATTGCCCATGATGAGGCTGCTGCTAGCGTTAGGTGCTACTGCCATGTGATGGCTGAAGCGGCGAGGCTTCTCAGAGAACATAGAGTCAGGACATGGACCACGAAGCTCAACCAAAAGCTCATCTGCTTTGAGACATTGTTTGTGAATGTGCTTAAACATTTCAATGTTGATACTCTTTGCCAGCACACCATTGAAGCTAATGCGTTTCTTTTGCAGATAGGCATGAAAGCCTAACGCGCCCAACCCGACACTACGCTCCATAGTGGCACTGACTTTAGCGCGACTAATGTGGGTAGGAGCATTGTCGATAAAATACTGAAGTACATTGTCCAGCATTTCCATAACATCGTTGATAAAATATTCATTGTTCTTCCAATCATCGTAGTATTCAAGATTCAAAGAGGACAAGCAGCATACAGCCGTGCGCTTCTCACTTGTTGGCAAGAAGATTTCAGTGCATAGATTGCTGCCATTGATGGTGAGTCCTTTGTCCTTGAGCCATTGTGGCACAGCAGCATTGGCTGTATCAATGAAGACAAGATAGGGTTCACCAGTTTGCATGCGAAGATCAAGTATCTTTTGCCACAGATACTTAGCAGACACCACCTCAACAACCTGTTGATTAGATGGATTGACTAGCTCAAAGGCATCGTCAGCATCAGGGTCTTTCATGCACTCATCAATGAGGGACATGAACTTGTCAGACAGATTGACACCATGATGCAGGTTCAATGTGCGTAGGTTCTGATCACCTGTTGGCTTACGCATCTCAAGGAAGGCAATGATGTCTGGATGATTGATGTTCAGGTAGGCAGCATAGCTACCACGGCGTGTGCTACCCTGCTTGTAGGCCAATGAACTAGCGTCATAGATTTTCAAGTGAGGCATGATGCCAGCAGACTTGTCATCGCTGTTGCGGATACCCATGTGGATACCGACACCACCACCTAACATCGAAAGCCAGTTAGTTTCAGATAGATTATCAACAAGACCCTCTGCACTATCATCAATATAGTTAAGAAAGCAACTGATAGGCAGACCACGCTTAGACCTACCGAAAGATAAGATAGGTGTAGAATAACTAAGCCAGTGCTTACTACTGTATTCATAAAGCCTCTGAGCATGTGCAGCATTTGTTGCAAACGCTGACGATACAGCAGCAAAGCGCTCCTGTGGGCTAGTCTCATCCTCGCGCATGTAGCTTTCTTTAAGCCTTTGAAGTCCAAGTTCATCAAATAAAGAGTCTCTAGAAATGTCCAATACCACTGGGTATTTATTCATAATGCTATTCATGTTCCTATTCATAATGCTATTCAGGCAGGTGAAAAAGGGGCCGAAGCCCCGATAAAAGATGGAAGACAGTTATACCCTACTCATCTGCCTTGCTTTCTTTATTCTCATCCTGTGTTGTTTCTGCAACAGGAGGGGTTGCTTTCCTACCATTTTCAACAGCCTCTGTTAGACAGGCAATGATGGCATACCGAATTAAAAATTCTTTAGCATCTTCATCAAGATAGATGTTGCAATCAGCAGACCCGTCTTCATTCTCTTTAATAGATTCAACTGTAATTTTCATTTCGTTTTCCTTTCAAGTTTCTCTTGTGTAGTTTTCTCTTTATGACATGGCCTACACATCACCTGAAGTCCTTCTATCTCACAGAACATCCTAGTGATGTACACATCCCAACTAATGAAGCCCTTCCTTGGGTCTACAACAGGATCGATGTGGTCTACCTGTACATCAGCAGCAACAAAGATGCCGTCACAGGTAACGCACTTGTAGTGCATTGCAATCTTACCAGTTTTTGCATTAACTTTCTTACCGACAAAGGCTTCTTTCAAAGACTTGTACTTAGGAGGCCAGCGTCTGGACGCAGCACGAAGCGCCGAAGTGATGAAGCTTCGGAACCTCGCGTCAGTCCATTCACCAGAGTTATGCATCTGGCACAGTGTCTGTTACCACATTGGACATGTCAACATTGTATGTCTCTGCCCGTAAGATGTCACGAACAATGCTACAAACTTCTGTAATGTCATACGCAATGTAGTCTTGCTGACAAAAACCATTATCCTCATCACCCATGTAACTAACGATAAAACCATTAGCTGCTAATCGAATAACAATACTATCCATTATAGTCCTTCAATATCAACACGAGTGAAGACAATCTCTTGAGCATCAAACCTGTACAACCCATATGATATCTGATCTTTGATTTCTTCAATGAGATAATCTTCATTGCTATAAGCAGCGCCAAGATCGTCTACATCTACATGAAACTCAACAGTGACAGTAACCTTAGCCATTAGTTTTCTCCAAAGTTTTATCAAGATCAAACGCTAGCAAGAACAACAAGCAGCACATAGCATGTGCCAAATGATTCTTACCTGTCTCAACATCAAGCTTTTCACCAGCAGCGTAGGCTGACATGTGACGGAACGCTGCATCAATGTAGCGCTGCCGTGCGTTAGGAACTTTCTTCCAGTTGTCAGGAGCATACTTCCTTGCACCAATGGTTAGCACCTCCACCACTTCGTCCAATGCTTTGAAGGGTACTAGTGTCCACTGAGGCTTGTCCTGATCAAATTTAACGCCCGACTTCAGTGTAACAGGTGTATCAGGAACGCTAGCTAAAAAGTCTTTGGCAACCCAGTTGCAATAGCTATGACAGGTGTAGCAAGGCTCCTGTTCTCTCTCTTGGTCTAGATAAAAACAACCATTGCAATTGCTCCTCATTGCATACCCCCAACAGTCTTACTATTAATTGTAAAAGATGAGCCTCCCTCTGTGCTGTCTATCATGGTTTGAATATCAACATCATCAGCATCGCCGTACACCTTAGCGCACTCAATCATGATCTTTTCTGTAAGCTCTGAATCACTCTCCATCATAGGAATAGTAGTAGCTACCAACATTGCCATGCTGATCAACTCACGGATGCTGTCTTCTGGCATTGTTATAGGTCCAATACCAGCAATTAATACTTCAAAACCTCCATCCCATTCTTCGCCTTCTACAATAATTGGACGCAGTATCATCGCCACATCATTTGGTTTCATGTCTTCTCTGGTGGGGTCCATAAAGGTTCGTCCTTTGTTCTGCGTAAATAAAGTAATCGAGCATTCTCAATTACACGATCTTCATTACCATCATATGCTTCAACACAACGACAGTACATGTCGTACTCATCAGTGCTGTCTTCTAGTATCTTGTTAGCCTTCACTGGACCAACACCTTTGATACCAATAATGTTATCTGCTGTGTCTCCTGTCAATATCTGACAGTACAGTTTGAATAAGCCTTCTGCTTCAGAGACATAGTAGCCTGTCTTCTTCACGAAGTTGTAATGCCACCCTGCCACCTGATCAATGTCCTTATCCAATGACACCATGATGCCATCATCGCCCATTGTAGTGCCAGCTATAGCTACATCATCGTCAGCTTCGTGACCATCGGAAACACAAGCGCCCCATTCCTCTATCATATGCTTGCGTAATGCTGGCAAATGTTCGGGCTTTGGGGCAATCCTATTTCCTTTGTAGACAGCTGTTGTTGCAATGTCATACCGGAAGTTATTCTTTCCAGTGAGAAACAATTGCCAACTATCTACGAAGCAAGCAGGGTATGTGCTATCAACACCGCACACAAGAATGTCTGTTAAGTAGCTGTCAAGCCTACGCCTAGCAGTGACTTCATTTTCATTCTGGCATGCGAATGCTATACGATATGCAACAATGTCACTGTCGATCAGTGCTGTTGTCATACATGTGAAGATTAAAGAATATCTTCATCATCAAGGTTGCCACCAGCGGCATATTCAACCAAGTCAGTAATGACAACCTTACGCAGTGCAGGGCTAACACCCTTCTTGTTTTTATATGTCCAATCGTAACTACCAACTAGCGCTTTGCACTTGCTGCCATTACCGATCTGTCCAGTAACTTCATCACCATCTGTATCATATACCCGAATAGGCTTCTCAGATTTGCATGTGATGTATTTACCCATGTCGGCTTTCTTGTCTTCACCGATCTGCACACTGATGCCCATCTGTTCAAACGCAGCAACAGCTGCGTCAGAAAGATTGCACAGGTTGAGTTGGAACTTGCCACTCATCTCATTAATCTTGTCATGCTGACACCAAAACACATCTGCCTTGATCTTGATAGCCTTAACTTCTTCAGTCATATCATTTCCTTTTTAAAAACAGTGGCGCTAACGAGGCCACCCACACCGCTTCTTTTACTAAAGAAGAAAACCCTATTGTACAACAAGCTTAATGGCACTCACGCCAGTTGTTACCCAACTTACCTTCAGCATTAACAGGACAGCGAAAGCCTAAAGCTTCACCTGCTTTGACTGCTGCTTGTTCTATTAGTCTAGCTGCTTTCTCCGCTTGATCTTCTCTAACTTCCCATTGTGTCTCATCATGAACAAACGCTAACAGTTTAGCATCAATTTCATTTGCTTGCAACAGCTTTGTTGATTCCACTAGCCATTGTTTTGCTATGATAGCACCAGCACTTTGAAGCAGGGTGTTCAATGCTGCATGCTCTGACCTAACCCACACACGCCTACCATCCAGTGCAGGAAGATGACCCTTAGACATCATCCTAGATATTTTGCTCTTCAAGGTAGCTAGATTGGGAGTGTTGTCAATAAAACTATTAATAAGTTTCTTACCTTTGCTGCTGTTACCACCAACAATTGCACCTGCCTTGGTAGCACCTGCTCCATACAGCACCCCATATGTCAAAGTTTTAGTAACATTCCTAGCCTTCTTATGCTCAGGATTTTTGTCATCCTTGACTGTACCCTTTGCAACCAGCCCAAAGCTTTGTGCATTGAACCAGTGGATATCCCCTTTAAGCAACTCATCCATCCATTCTTGATCATTCAGGTAGTGACCTAAGCAGCGAAGCTCAATACCAGATAGGTCAACCCCAACCTGCTTATACCCTTTAGGCACTGTCCAAACCTCACGGCACTCTGCTCCATAGGGATTACCCACAGCTGGTATCTGTGCCATGTTAGGGCTACTGTGTGTGGCTCTACCAGTGATAGCGCCATTGGTGGTAACTCTACCATGCACCCTACCATCATCACCTACTAGCTCTAACCAGCTACTCACTTGAGCCACTCTCTTTTGAACCATTAAATATTCAGCTACCAGTTTAGCTTCGGGTAGGTCAATCTTTTCTAACACTGTCTCATCTACAATTACAGACCCTTTCTCTGTATGCTTTGTAAACTTAACCCCAATGCTAGTAAGACGCTCCGCAATTTGTTGACGGCTCCCCGGATTAAACACAGTGATCTTGTCCTTCAAGACTTTACCTGTTTTCTCTGAGATACGCTGCTCTACAATGGGCAGGAAAGTTTGTTGCATAGCTGCTTCAATATCCATCATGCGTCCACTTAGCTGAGCATGAAGAGTCATAGCTTTAGGCATATCAAGCATGAACCCATTGTCTTCCATAGCACGGCAGATTAATGCCACCTCATGTTCAAGCTGTATACTCTGTAGGGAAAACCCTTCCCTCTCCATTGCTGCTGTCAGGTGGTTGTGCAGTTTCTCTAGCAAGAGAACATCTTGCTCACAGTAGGAAGCCATCTCTAGAGTGTAGCCACCATCAAAGTCAGTGAAGCCTATCTTGTGACTACCTAAGCGATACCCCCATGCCTCAAGGCTGTGTGGAGTGGGTGCTTTACCTTGATCAGGCACAATCATTTCAATGTCAGGTTTATAAAGCCTCGACATCACCAATGTATCTACCAACATGTTGGCGGGAATGCCAACACCCCAAACCTTCTTAAGCATTGGAGCATCAAAGCCAATTAAATTATGTGCGACAACTAAACTGTTGTCTAAATAACTTTGTAGTCCTTCAGGTGTTCTCCAGTGAATCGTTTCTTGTCCCTTCCTCGTTACACATAACCAAATAGTGTCGTGTTTTAGATTTGTCTCTATGTCTAGGTAGACTGTCATTTGGTTTTCTTTAATAGTTTATCTGAATACGCATACATCAAATGATTGCTCACCTCCTGTATAGCATATGCCTGAAACTCAATGCTTGGTGATTCCTCACCAATGTATCTGAAGTATTCTTGCACTACATGTACAGCCTCGTGTACTAACAGTCCTGCTGTTGGTATACCATCCAGTTTCTTTTCAGAAAGACATACAAAACTAACTCTGTTTCCTTTTGCTGTGACAATATAGTGTGTCATAGCAAGAGCATCATCATCAATCCACTTAGGCCACGGGGTAGGCACCTTTGTTCGCTTAAGTTCTTTTATAAACTCAGCCTCATTTGTACACAGACAAAGGTAGTCACCCCTTATCAGGGTTCGATCAAGCCATGTCATTAGATATCCTTAATGTTGCATTTGGTAGGTAGTTGTAAACATATGCCGACAGTTTGCAATCACTCATCTGCAATACCAATAATAAAACTTACTTTAAATCCAGCTAACATATCAATCGTCTTGTCATCAAGAAGATCAAACATCTTGTCAGCTTCTTCTTTATGGAGAGCGTATTCAAATAGAAAATCCCACATCCACTCCCCCGTATGGCCCTCATCAAACTCTATAGCAGCTTGTTCAAGATTCGCAAATTGACTTGCTCTAGTCATATAATAATTAGCAATCTTCTGAGCTTCTTGTCTCATAGCAATTCTCCATCAGGTTCAGGTTCAACTTCCAACATCCTACCAGTGTGCTTATTGTAATGCAAGTGACAGGCTGGTCCTGTCTGCCCACTGTATCTATTCTTCAACACCCTCACCTTAGTGGTGTTGCGAATCACAGGGTCTTCAGATTGTCCATTGCGTTCAAGACCAATCACCATGTCTGACAGCTGTGCAATTGCGGCAGAGCCGCGAAGCTGTGACAGTGATGTAAGCGCACCTTCTTCATGGCCTTCATTGGCTGGTCGTTTCAAGTGACTAACAATGATGAGGGCAATGTTGGTTTCTTGCACCAGCATACGCAGCTTCGTCATGATTTCATCAATGGCTTTGCGCTCATCACCATTGTCTTGTGCTGACACAATGATGGACAGGTGATCAAGGAATATGTACTTACATCCCATGCCCTTTGCCATGTAGCGTACACGATTGATAATGTTCTCCACTGATGTGCTGCCAAAGTGATCAAACAAGAACAGTCTGTCTGTGCCAAGTGTCTCAGCAAAGGCTCGTTCACGCTCTTCATTGGACACAACAGAATCAGGTAGATGCAATGGTGCGTTAGCAGCCAAGCTCATCATTGACAGCGCTGTCTTGCGAACACTCTCTTCAAGGAACATCAGACCTATGTTGTCCTTAGTCTTCTGCAACAGATGCCACACCACCTCACGCAGCACTTGGCTCTTGCCTAAGCCGCTACCAGCAGTGACAGTGACAAGCTCACCAAAGCGTAGGCCATAAGTGAGTTCATTCAACCCTGCCCACGGGTAGTTGCAATCGGCTGGTGCCATAGGTGTACACACGACATCCCATAGGCTGCTGCCAGCAACAATGCCATCAGGCACAAACGATTCAGCCTTCCACCAGCGATCAACGAATGCTGCTTCCTTGCTTTCAGCAAGCCAATCACAGGCATCCTTATGATCAGCAACAGGCTTGAACACCTTGCACTTGCTACCGAAAAGCTCAGCCACTTCTTTGCTGGCCTTGATACCAGCAGCATCACCATCAAAGCAAACGACAATGGTTTCAAAGCTGTTCAAGTATTCGTAGTTGGCACGACAGTCTTTGACAGCAGAAGCTGCACCATTGCGGATGCTAACGACAGGCCATTTGCTACCTGTCATTTGGTATGCAGCCAGTGCATCAAACTCACCCTCAACAATGGTGATGTACTTGCCAGCAGTGGGGAAAAGATTCTGCCCAAACAGTGTGCCCCTAGACCATGCACCACTGGCAACAAAGGTCTTGTCCTTTACACCTCTGACCTTAGCAGCTACAAGCTGTAGGTCTTTGTCGTAGTAAGGGAAGTAGTACTTGTCCTCATCACGAACAACACCGAAGCGTTCCATTGTTGTTTTAGTAATGCGTCTGTCAACAACAGATACTGAGTTTCCCTTATTATAATTCTTAAGGAAGGCCATGTCTGGCACTTTAATATCTACATCAATCACAGTGTATTCTTTCTCATCATCGGGTGGTGTATATACAGAACAAACAAAACAATAGGTTGACCTATCATTATTGATAGCGCATCCATCACTGCTACCACATTTGTCACATCGGGTATGTGTCTTTATAAAAGCCATGTCTCTATTTTGGTGGAGTTTTTGCAAAGATGTTAAACAATTTAGTGCGAAGCAATGCAGCCTCTCTATCATTGTTCAGCCCATAAATTGAGCCATAGTTTACATTGTCTTCGCGTTTCTTCTTTACAACATCCGTCATAATTTGACCTGTTGTTTTTCCGCTACTAAGTCTTGCTGTATACAAAGGGTCATTGGCAAACGATGATGGTCTACGATTTACATCCCAAAGAAACGGATTGTCGCTAGCGCATTTACATGTCATACTGCTCCCTTTGCTGCAATGTACAAACCAACATTACCTAAACTATATCCAATGAATGCTACGCCCAATCCCGTGTTGCCATTGATAATTAAATCAACAGCAACCACTAAATATACTACGCCGATATAGGCGATAAGCCATGCTGACATTTATTTCTCCAGTTGATTTAGTTCAAGCGACATAGCTTCAACAGTGCGATAGGCTTTGATTGATTGATACGAATCATCCCATCCATACTTCACACACATGTCACGAATCTGTTGGTCGGTTAGTAGCTTTGCTTTTGATGGCTGCGCTGGCTGTGCCAAGGATTGATTGACGGCGGCGAGGGCTTCGTTTACATGGCGGTTTTGTGTGTACTGTAATTTCACAACATCCAGCGCCTTCAGCGCCAGCTTCAATGCTTCGTCTTTAGTCATATTAATCCCATAAGTTTTCGTAATATTTACCGAACAATTTATATCCATTGGATATCCGCTTCTGATAGACGGCTGCACCTTTCAAGTCATACTTGTATGTATCCCTGTCACCTTTAATCATTTCATATATTCCACTGTCATTATGAACCCAGCTTATGTCATGAGTGCCAGTGTGAAAGCCATCTTCCCAATCATTGAATTGACTTTCAAAAGCAAAGATCATTTCTGCCATCACCCAATCCCATCGTTTGAAATGATTATCATCAACACAATATTCATTTTCTTTGGGCGGTGCTGCTGTTGATCGCAACTCAGCTGGCACATCCTTGTCATCAACATGAGGCGCACCATGTTTACTTGCCTCTAGCTGCTTAAGCATTGGCAATACGATGTGGGCAAGTGTATTATCCATACTCCATGTATCCCACGGGTCTATCCGTACCTCAATCTTTTGTTCACGAAAAGTGTGTATCCAAGTTAAAAACTTATACAGCATTGTCATAGGTCGATCATCCCTCAACACAATCGTGTCACCTTTCTTTGGTGTAGGACGCACACTACCATGTGCCAACCACTCACCAAACTTGTGTACACGATCAGTGTCATCCTTCATCCAAAAGCAAAGAGCCTGAGCTAGTTGATAAGGACCAAACCAGTTTTTATATTTACCAATTGTTACTTTCAAGCGTTTTTCTCCTTTAGCTTGTCTTCAATGGCTCGGGCAATCTTATGCAAGCCCCAGCATTCCTCTGATGGGTCACAGGCATTAATTTCCTCATCCGTCAGCCCTACCCATGTGCGCTGTGGTAAAGATGTGTAAAGCTTGTCACCGATTTTGACTTTGCGATCATCATAAATATCACCCACAAGACCATGCTTGTCTTCACCCACTTGACCCACAGGCTCCTGCTCTGGCTTAGGTGGGTAGTTGTTGCTACTGCAAGCTACGCACTCATACAACACTGCTGCTGTGCATTCGGGGCAGGTAGCCTCCTGCGCTGGCTGTGCCAAGGCTTCTTTGATTTCTCCAAATACAAGAGCAGGGCAATTACGCTCCACATATCCCAGCGCCAGCTTCAGGGCTGCGTCTTTGATCATGCGTCCACCCACTTCCAGCCCAGCACCAGACGCACACCCATGCGGTGAATCCAGCAGGGCTTCTTTGGCAAACTGAAAAGAATCCAGCCACCATTGTCTTCATCACCCATACGATAACCGCCAACAGGTTTGGGCGGTGTAGAAAGAGCGTAACTCATATCATGTCCCTCATATCTTGTGCAACAGATGCACTCTTTAATGTGTTCTTAATGTAGGGTGTAAGGCTGTGTGTTGTTGCATGTCCTGTGACAGACATGACATTGGTCAGCGGTACACCAGCTTCAATCATTTCAGTCACTGCTGTTCGCCTCATGTCCATCATCTTAAGGTGATCTGGTATGCCAGACTCTCGCATGATTGTGCCACCAACCTTAGCCAATTGCAATAGGGTGTAAGGTTTAAATCCACCACTACCATCGCCAATAGGGGACGGAACAATGTACTTCTGCCAGCCAATGTCAGCCTTCTGCTGTGCCAGCATCTCACGCAAGGCAGCACTGGTTGGTATCTCCACCCTTGCCCTACGCTTGCTCTGCTCCAGCTTCATCACCCCTGTGTCAGCATCGTAGTTGTCCCATGTGAGCAGTCGCATGTCGCCTAGCCTCTGACCCCATGAGTAGGCCATGTACACCAGCAACCCAATGTTACGCCACTCATACTTGGTGAATGCCTTGTCCATGAATTGCTTGATGTGTTTCTTTTCCCACACCACACGGCGCGGCTTGTCTTGCCGTCTGCTCACCTCAGTGAAGGGGTTGTGCTTTGTAAAGCCATTGCGGATAGCAAAGCTAAACAACAAACGATAGACTGCCAGTGTGTGATTGGCAAGGCTAACACTGTTCTCTGCATGCTTGTCGTAGATACGCTGGCACATTGGTGTGGCAATGTCACACAGCCTTGTGTTGAGTAGCTCCTGTGACACTGTAGCATCATGAAACCATTGCTTCAGGTAGTAGACATAATCAGTCTTGCTCTTTGGAGACAGGGCTTTGTAGCCTATGCTGTTGATGTAAGACTTGAACAGGTCTTCAACCCTTGACTTCTCAGACAAGTCTTTTAAGTAGCGGTGTTCCTTACGCCACGAGTCCATGATTGCATTATGCTTCTCAGCATACTCGACAGCAGCTTCGTAGTCTGTGCCACACGCCTTACGCTCAACTATACCAGCATCAATCGCATCTACTGGAGGGTTGTAGCGGTAGTGTGTAGTGTCATAGCGGATGAAGGATAATAGGTAGCGTGGTAGTTTCATATGAGCATCCTGCCTATGTACATACCAGTGAATATTAAAAGCGCAGCCGCCACTATAAGTGCTGCAAATATTGCACCGATAAGCATCTGTCCAATGCTGTACCACTCTATGCTAAGCTCTTCAATATCATCTGGAACGGACGGATATGGTTTGATCTTACGAGTCTCCACAGGATCAAGTCCTGCATTGTTAAACCCGCAACTCACTGTGCAATCCTGTGGGTGTGGGCAAGGGGTATTCCCGCCCATCCCGTCACACATTCTTTTCATTGTCATTCTCCTTCGTACAGATAGTACAAATCGTTTGCCATGACAAGCAACTCATCATGCTTGACCAGCTTGTCGAGCCAGCGCTGAGGGATGGCAGAGTAGCCATAGATACGGCCAGCAATCATACCAGTGACAGCACCCACTGTGTCAGCGTCACCACCCTTGTTGATGGCATGTACAACAGCGTCTTTAAAGCTTGTTGTACGAGCAATGCTATCCCATGCTGAAGCATAGCAGCCCATCACAGAACCATCAGGCTTTGCTGCACCTTTGACACGCAGACCATCATAGCAAGACAGTCTGCTGCCACGATGAAGCTCTTCAGCCAGTGCCGATACATATTGCACAGTGTCTTTTGTGCCGTGTGTAATCAGTGCTGTCGCAACAGACTCACCAATAGCCAGTGCCATGCATCGATGATTGACCATAACATTAGCTGCCATTCGCATGATAGAACCATTGCCGCTGGTCTTGTAGTCTGTGCTGCCACCATAGATGCGGGACTTCTCAATGCTCGACAGTGCATCAGATGTTGTACGGCCAATGTCAAAGCAATAGTCACGAGTACCATGTGTGCCGTAGCGTTTCCAATCAACGAAATTATTAGCAATCACCTTCGGTGAAAAGGTTTTGAAGTTGATGTACGCATCGGCAATGCATACCATCATGGCTGTGTCATCTGTCCACTCACCAACAGCAGTATCGTGAGCGCCACCACCCACCATCTCAGTGAGCGGATGCCCTGTGTTTGGCTGTGTAAATTCTAGCGGTGCGCCAAGCGCATCACCGATAGCTGTGCCAATGAACATGCCAATTGCATAGTCTTTATCCATACATATACCCCTTGTGTTGTTGTCAATGCACACCATACTTAAATGATGTGCATCAAGTACTACACTAGTTACGCAGCCATCTCTTCAGCAATGTCCCACAACTCGCCATTGATGCGGATGTTTTCTTTCACGCTGTTGATGGGTCGAGCCTTACGGATAGAGCCGTATGGTGTTGCCTCAGTCAGGCTCTTGACGAATGCCTTGCCACGGATGACGCTCTCTTGAATGCGGTTGAACACAGTGAATGCATCCATGTGGTCATCCTCATTGCGGTTGATGGCAAGCACATCGGTGATGGTTTTCTCGATGGCATAGACACCCTTCTCCTGTGTATCGTACATGTCCCAACGAGTAGCAACGCTACGCTTAGCCATCTCATACGCTGATGCACTGGACAGTTGCACACTCTTGAGCAGGTTGATACGCTCCATCATAGCTGGCAGGTTAGCCACTGTGTTACGCAGCATGTCTTCAAAGCCTGACAATGCAGAGGTGTTGTGATACATACGATTCTGGAAGCCGTCACCAGCAACGATGCCGTTAGAGCAGATGAAACGGAATGCACCAGCAAACAACTTGACGCTGCTGCTGCCATCATGGCTGTTGTACAAGATGATTTCAGGACGCACATCACCCTGAGCAAAGTCAGTGTCGATAGTACGAGCAAAGGCAATCATGTGGGCCGAATGCTCAGCAGCTACCTTACGGCTACGCTTCTGTGCTGCTTGCACTGGAGCATATCCATAGTCCTGCATCACAGGGATGAGGTCGCTAGTGTGCAGCGCAACATAACGATCAGTCAAGCGGTCATGCTTGGTAGTGGCAAACACAGCAGGGGATAGCTGTTGGATGCGCTCTGTTGTCAGGGCCGTGTTGTTTGCATTGCGGGAGAAGATGACATGTTTAGACATTGAAGTTTCCTTAAAAGACACAGCGACATTGCTGCTAGGGGTTAGAGTGTAAACGATAAGTTAAATGTTTGTCAAGTAATGTCCGACTCAGGTGAAGGGTCTTTATCAAGTGCTGGTATTCGAAGCCTGACCCTTTCAAGCGGATGCACACTCTGCCATGCAGCCAAGTGACACACCTCACCGAACATGTTCAGGCAGTAGCTGTACGAGCCGTCAATGTGATCGTAGTAGAACACATCACCAGTTGGTAGCTGCACATAGCTCCTTGGCCTACACTTGTAAAGCTCACGGACAGGATGGATTTCAAAGTCATTGATATCAATTGCGGTAATCATATAAGCGCCTTTCATTTTAAATCCCTTGCTCTTCAGCCATCAGTGCTGCCCACTTGAGCCACATATAACGCATACCTTGCACATCGTGGGTGATGCTTTCATACACATCAGGTTGGTCGCCATATTTCTCAAACAAAGTATGACTTCCTACTTTACATCCCATATTAGTTAATCCTTTCATGACTTGATCACGCAATATTTCTGAATCAAAACCATAAAAGTTACCAGTTATGTCACGGATGGCATAGTAGACTGCACAGCATGAGAACCTTTCTTTTAAATGATCTGCCTCATATCGTGAATTAGAAACTAAATATTTATCAGCAGCGGTATGTAATATATCTGCAATGGTGTATTGTTTCTTTGTCATTTGTTGTACCTATTAACTAGTTGTCTCAGTATCATTATGTCACCCTCATATAACGCAAACCCTTTTAAGTATCCGGCATTGTATTCATCACTGACATTTTGCCGGAAACGAAATTGTCCTCTGCGTCCTTGCATATATCCAAGCATATATTCTAGTGACATATTAATTATCTAACACAATTGATGATCTGCTAATCTTCTTTGTCTCAATGTTTTGTTTGAAACAAGCGTAGTCCACACCATCCTTAGCCACGAAGGCTTCGAACTTATCTTTAGCATAACATCTACTTTGAACATGTGCATCAACAAGCTCTTGCTTCATGCGCTCATATTCACCACCTGCCCAAAAGTTTGCTACATTAGATGCTAATACTAACGCACAGAAAATTGTAACCTTTATTAGATTAGACATCTGCTATATCCTCAAGAGTTCTTTTCGCCATCTCAAGTGACTCAATAGCCTCTTCATATTCTTTATCTTTAAACTCATGTATGGCAGCGTTCACTAGTTTATATACCAGTGTAATTGATGGCACTCTAGTATCAATCATGTTGCGCTTTCTGTGGAGTAACTAGAGTATGAACGGATGCGGCTGTTATTATCAGTGTGCTTCTCAACAAACTTAATGCGAGTTGTTTCAGGCAGTGCCTCCATTAATAGCCTAAGATCGCAATCTTCTTCAAGATATACATTGTCCTTGTACTGGTAGCTGTATGTAGACACCTTGTCTGCAATGCCTAGATTCACCAGCACTTGACGCTTCACCTTACCCCATGCATGCCCTGCATCGGAGTATACAATAACTGTGAATGTTTTCATTTTGTTTCCTTGTTTAATGCGAAAGCCAGAGATTGCAGTTCTTTATCGATTAATTCCTCTTCACCGAATGCACCCATGTCGCCATCCATTAGAGCTAGCAACTCAGCGCACTCACCTGATACTTCCTCAGCAAGTGAGATGGATGCCTTGTCTCCGTTCACCACCTGTACTGCCAATTCATAGGCACGACCTAACATGTCTTCAAGTCTTGAATAGTCTGATTGTTTCATTTTGATTCCTCTACTATTTGTGTTTCAAGACTAATTAAAAAATCAATGATCACTGCAATGCTTTCCTCAAATGTATCATTCTCAGTTGGTCGTGAACCTAAACCCATGACAATCATGGAATTACTTAGATCATATGCAGCGAATAACGCTATCTGAACATCTTCTAGTTTCATTTTGTTTCCTCTAGGTAAGCAATTTCATAATCTAATATAAAGTCTGTCTCCCACACATGCTGCTCTGGAGTATCTAATACTTGCTGCACAGCTTCTGATTTAGAGGACGCTTCTATTTCAATTTCAGCACATTGATAAACTGTACGGGTCATAACTATTGTAAATGTTTTCATTTGCAATGCTCCATCAATGGATAATAAAAAGTATAACGATCTCAATCATGTGCAGCAAGTATATAACTGCGTCACTCATTTTGAATCCTCTATATATGTAGTGATGGCATGCTCCAAACTATCCCATGTGATGCCATAGTTAGCATCGAAACTCTCCGCTACCATCTCAAGCACACGGACACAATCGTCATCTGTGAAAGATTTAATTCGTGCATTGTCAGTGGATTCTATAACAGCACGAACATCATCAATACCCCAATCATTCCTGAGAATATATTGATTGTTTTCAAATACTACTTTAGCCATTTCATTTGCTCCTAATAATTAAATTGGTGTACCATGCCCTTGACAATCAGGGCATTTAGTCCAAACAGGGGACAGTTTTTCGTCAAGGTTAATGCCCCAATGTTCGGCACATGTTTCGCATCCATGAGTATCATTCCAAATAGACTCAGCTTCCTGTTCAACTTCACCCAAGGCAGCATAAAAGCGCTTGTGAAATTCCTCTGGTTCTTCGTCCAATTGATTGGCTTCGACTTCAATACTTTCTGTGCATTGGTCTATGCCTTCGACAATGCTGCCAACCATCATTGCAGTGACCAGCACTCCCTGTTGGTCTAAGTCTTTCCAAGTTCCAAGTTGGTGTAGTGCGTCACTATGAACCCACTCGCTGATAAGTTTGTCAAAAGGAAAGTCATTAAACCCATCGGGTTCTATGGTTTTGTAGTATTCGATTTGCATACTTAGATATGCACCACAAGCGGTGTATTTGTACACTTGGCGATACAGTTCAGCGGGACTATCAGCATCGGGAAATGCATCCGCAAAAAATACATTGCTTAATTGGTCTTCGTGGGATTGTTCTGCTTTAGCCATTTTATTCGCTCCTAATACGGGTTCTAACATGTGGGCTACCATCTAACATCTCACATGTTACATTGATGGCATCAAGTATGTCTGATATAATATATGAGCCGGGAAACTCATTGGGGTCATCAACAGAGTATATCTTCACTGTGTATACAGCACCTTGTAACTCTGCCATCTCCCATGTGTAGTAGTTGTCTACATTAAACATGTCTATGTATGTTGTCATGCTCTCACCTCTTCAATATACCTAGTTGAACAAACTGTCCTATAACACCATTCCAAAAGTATAGGCAAGGGTTTAGTTTAAAACTCTCAGCACAGCGCACAGCTTCAGGGAATGTACGCTTGCTGCATATTGGTGACCCATCTACAATGACGCTCCAATTATTAATATCGTCATCGGCTGATTGAGAAAAGCTGTAATAACATTTAGGTGTTTCCATTGTGTTCTTTCAGAAAGGTTATAACCTGTGCCATATCCTCAGCAGATACCTGCCATGCTGGCACTCCACCATCTAGGCACAGTCCGTTAGAGTACTCACCTCCACGGCTGTCTTGACTAAGTATAGTGGAGATATAATAGCGTGAGACAAACTGCCCATAGTCAGTATGCGGATATCTATTATCGTAGAACTCTACCATCGGTGCTTTGTCATTAGGAAGACGCCACCCGCCATATTGATCGCCAATATTAACAATGCGAACATTCCATATGCCTAGTTTAAGTAACATATTATTTAGTCCCAAGTGTGGATGGATGGACGCTTGCTGTCGCTGACATTCAGCGCTACAAGTCGGGCAGATGTTATCGGATGCTCACCATACAAGTGAACGAATGTGCTGTACCTGTAAGGGTTGTACATAATGGCAGAGCCATTGATGGTGGTGAATGCAATAGTCCTGCCCTGAACATCATCATCGCCAAACCATGTGCCACTGACACCAGCATGTACATTCTTACGCCGCTCACGGATGACACGCTGCCGTCCTGCCTCAGACACCTTGAATGTCGCATCATTGAGCAGCACCTGTTGACGATGTGCTATGACACGCCCCTTCATGTCACCCTCAAGTGCCTTGATACTGAACAGCTTGCGGTGCAGGTTAAAGTATACGAATACTTTCATAATATGTTTCCTTTCAGGATATTAATTGTCTAGCCACTATACCCTTGCCAACAGCAACAGGTGTTTTATAACGCACAGCATTCTCTAAGAAATACATGAACTTGCCTGTGCCTTCTTTAAAATAAAAGGCATTGTCCTCAGTCACCATGTGCAGGGGCTGATAGGTATCGAAAATTGATTTACTATTTGTCCAACTAAAACCAGTGATAGTAACTTCGCCTATGGCAAATGCCTTACCCATACCTGTCCTGACAATTGCTATTCGCTTGCCAACATAGGGATATAAGCTATTGCTTTCCCGTGTCTCTATAGTTTTAAAACCATCGACAATTAAATCAGCAAAGGGTTTGTCCTTTGTGTTTCTAACATTAATGCCTAACATAATATGTTTCCTTTCAGGAGTTAATCAAACGATTCATCTAATGCATAACCATTATCTCGCAGCATTTTAACCACTGCCTTTGGCAGCATATAATCACCATCAAAATCTGCCAGTTCTTTACCCTCAAACCACAGCCCACCACCCTCGCTGCCGTATCCATGTTCCCAATACCCATACTGTGTAGAGGGTGATATCTTGACGATACCCATGCCCACATCCTCACCATATGGGTAAAGGGTAATTGTATAATTGTGTTTTTGGCAATAAGTCATAATATGTTTCCTTTCAGGAATGTTTATACACTGCAATGACACGGCTGTTAGACCGATTTAAATTCATGTCAACGACACCACCATTGACCACAGCCAATGCATGCCGTGTAATGATGACTATGTAGCTGCCATTTGTAAGCTTAGGCAATATGCTGCCAAGGGTTGTGCCATTCTGTGCCACAACAGATATCTTCTTCGCTAGGTATCGTGCCCCTTTGGTTGTGCCGTAGACACCTACCAGTGACATGCCATTGGAAATGTATGCATCGTGCCACACATTACAGGTGCAGCCTCGCTTGTCTTTCCTGCCATGTTGACGCAGTATGTTATGGGCATTGCCATATCGTAGACCAGTGCTGTTAGCTAGTGCCCTGACTGTACAGTCTGCACTCTCACCCCATGTTGATACACCAGCAGTGACAGGGATAATTGTTTTAGCCATGTTTATTTCCTTATAGGAAAGCGAAGCGAAATAGCTTCAGGCAATGCATCAAAATACACTGTCTGAAACCCATTGTCTAGCCATCACCCAACAGCCACAATGGATTCACTCACATATTATCAGCATGATATGTCAGCATGCCCTGTACATTCACCCTGTACAGATTGGGCTAGTCCATAGTGGTGATGCATGCCCTGCTAAGAAACACACACCCTCACCGACACTAGCATTAGATTTTTAAAGAGCGACTTGCTGCACTACGATCAGTGCCCTTACATTATACAAACATCTTGCTTCGCTTGTCAACTGTTGCAGAAAAACAACCCTACAACTTAGTCGGCTTTTGCCTCGCATAACATATGCTTAGCTTGGCCTAGATCCCTGTGCCACAATGCAACCCATCATCACATGGCTATTCGCATCATCATGGCACAGACACTCTGCATAAGGCTGACTCGCAACCTTACACGGAATGCCTAAGCTTAGGCGGCTTGCAGCATGAATACAGGCTTAGCTGCATCAACGACAAAGCCTGTCATATCAAGCTTCGCTTTGCCCTTGGCATACAGCGCAACAACCACACCCTTATCCTCTAAGTGACGAATGTCACTGTTGTCGCCACCGATGACCGACATGCCTTTAAATACCTTCGGTATAGCAGCAACACTACGGAAAACAACAGCGAGTCGCATACCATTTTCAATGGCTTTGTTTACAAAAGGCTGAAAGCCTACAACACCACTGTAGCTGAATGTAAGATCGTAATTTAAAGGCAAAGCCTTACGATTCACATCCTTTGTGTAGTCGTAGAATTGCACTGTAGGGAAAGCATCGAAGATGCTAGAGTATTCCACACCATCGGTGTCTGTAAAAGCTACGCTTTCCCAGCGAATGTCGCTAGTACCATTGAGTCTAACCAATGGGATTAAGCTTTGCTTAGCAGCTTTGCTCACTAGCTGTCGAATGTTTACAGCAAGCTGTTGCATGAAGCTGTTTCGTTCAGTAAAAAACCAAATGGTTTTGTTGATACGGCCATTTGCCACAGTGGACATCGCACCACGGCCAGCAGTGTACAAGCAAGCTTCGCCGCACTCAGCGATCTTAGCCATGCTGCATGTATTCCACTTTGTGGAAAGGTAAGGTGCTAGATAGAGAATGCCTGTCAGAAAACCGAAGGTTTCACCCTTGCTAGTTTTTGCATCGGCATTGATGGAAAGCAAAGCTTTAGACTTGAACATGATGTGTTTCCTTTCAGGAATAATTTTTCAAACGCAAAATGTGGGATTGATTGAATGTTGGCACTTTCAAGGTTACTTTGTAACCTAGTACCGCAACATCGGCAAGTACTTTGTAAGTAAGTGTTTTAGTCCCTGCAATTGAAGCAAAAAGCTTTGCTTTATTGCATACAGGGTAGACTTGCTCTACTCCGTAGACATTTTTAATTTCAACGATAATTTCCATTTGTTTACCTATGGTAAGTGACACAGCGAAATTGCTGTTTCGGCCTCAATTATAACGACTTTGCAATAACCCTGTCAAGTCTAGGGCTTTCATCCCAAGCTTTATAAACCTGCGGTTTCGTATGCTTGCCTCTGGATGCTACCCATATGCCACCCTTGTATATGCTTGCACCACCATGTCTGCCATAGCATGCTGCCCACTCAGCAGCTTCGCTGAATGTGAATGTGTAATGGCGTTTCTTGCTGCCCTTACCAATGACTGTAAAGCCTACGGCTTTTGCGAGAATGTTGCGGATAGTTTGCATTGTTTACTTTCAGGTAAATCTACGATTTAATATGTGAAGCCGATTACGACAGGCTTATCAGCCTTGATAAATATCTCACGGCAAATGTCTTCGACATCAATGCAGCTAAACGACTTTGTCGTTCTGTCATATGCACCCTTGATGTATACAGCTTTGCTGTCAGCTTTGCGTTTAATGTATTCACCAATTTTGGCGGTTTTCAATGTGACGATTTGCATAAGTTACTTTCAGTAAGTGAAAATGGCGAACATCACAGCAAGCACTATGACGGGTGACATGAATGTCATTAATGACACAGGCTGAGGGTTTGTCAGCCAATTGAGCAAATGTTTCATGTTATCTTTCAGATAATGTTGTAGGTTTGGCTGCCGCTTTGCAATTCGCAAAACATTTCATACAATACTTTGTATGTTGCAACATTCCCTGTCGCCACTGCAATAATCATTGACAGTTTGTCAATGTTAGAGTTATTGCATTGCAGCTTCGCTGCTTCGTACAGCTTCGCATTGTGTAAGGCAGTGATAATTTGTTCGGTTTGCATGATGTTTATCTTTCAGATAATGTTAATGCTGTTACGCTTTTCATTCCGGTAAATTACATTTACCAACACAACTGTCATCAAGGCAAAGCCTATTGCAGCACCTAGGGCAAGCTCACCAGCAAAGCTTACCGATGACGGAATAGCAAAGTAGCAAGCTACTTCAAGCAGTGACATGGCGGCAAAGAACACAGCGAGAGTAGCTTCGCTATAGATAAAGAAAATGCGTTTGAGTGATTTTTTCATGGTGTTTACCTTCGGTAGTGTAGCGTTTTGAAGCAGCAACATCGCTGTTTCGGCCTCAATTATACAAACATTTCAATAGCCCTGTCAAGTGTAGGGTTTCTCAGGCAGCAAAGCTGCGGCGTATGACGCTTGCATTACATGCGCGAGTGATGCCTATGTCATGCGAGGCTTTTCGTCATTTAATTGTTTTGTTGTTTGTTGTTGGCAGCAAAGCTGCTGCGTATGTATGCCTGAAGCTTGGCGTAGACAAGCCTTCGGTTTGTGCGAGGCTTTCATCAACATTGTCGTTTGTTGCATTGCAGCATTGGGATATATAAGCTGTTGATTATTTGCATCGTTTATTGCATTGCAGCATTGACTCATTAGTTGCAATGTAGACTGAGTAGTCACTATACGATGTATAGGGATATAGATATACCGACCCTTCACAGTGTAGGGGTATGGTATTTAATGACCGGTTAGTCAGTAACATATCATGTCGCAGCTGATTTTGAATCAGTTTCAAGAGTCTTATAAGTCATTGATTCTTAAGACTCTTTTGAATGACGGGTGAATTTACGCAGGGCTGTAGCGCTCACCTGCCGCTGGATGTGCAGGGCTGCGCGAGTGTGCGCCAGTGCGCGGCTAAGCGTGGGCGGGTGTGGGCCAGTGGGGGGTACGGCGCTATATGTATACAGCCACACTCAAAAATCAGGAAAATGAGTCTGTTAACCACACAGCTTTCTACAGCCATTCCCACACGCTATGATTTGTGGAGAGCAATAACACAGGCGTTTAAAGTGGTTAAGCTACCCACCCCTCAGCCATCTAAAACAAATGCCACCACAGTCGTTTAATCCATGCTAAGCTATGCTGTAGCAGACATAGACGGATGCTATTTGCACTAGGGCCATTGTTGTTTGTCTTCCTAAGTGTGCTACAATTCAACATGAAAGCAACACCATGTAAAAATAACACTTGACAAGATTTCTCAAAACGGTAAAACTACCTCTATTGGGGGATTAGGGGGCTTAGAAGACAACAACGCTGATGATGCTTGTAGCTTCTGTGTAACAAACAACAAACAATTAATATAGTAATTAATGAATCCCTGTAGCGCTAAAGAGCTTTAAAGTCTATATAGTAGACAATAGATAGAATAACAATAATAATTCACGATATGAAATGCACTAATGCCATTAAACTGAATGTTTGTTCAACAAAAGAACAAGTGATTAATGCAGGTCTTCTTGATGTGTTACCCTATAGCGCGGCGACTCATGTCTATAAAGCTATATATAAAGACAAAGCTGAAACTGTTCACATCCCTCATTCTGATGTTTACTTTGTTAGAGCGGCGCTGGAAAAGCATACAGGTTTCTATTTTCCGTTAGACAGAGTTGAAGCGGCTATGAAGGCTGAGGGCTGGCGCGATAGGAAAGGCAAGGGTCGTTACTAATGATTAAACGTGGCAAAGAAGAGTTTTCAGGGTATAACAAGCCTAAAGCTACACCGAAGCATCCAACTAAGAGTCATGTTGTGTTAGCCAAAGAGGGTGACAGCGTGAAGCTCATTAGGTTTGGACAGCAGGGTGTTAGCGGTGCTGGTGCTTCTCCAAAGACTGAGAAGGACAAGAACAGGCAAGAGAGCTTCAAGGCTAGGCATGCCAGCAACATTGCTAAAGGCAAGATGTCAGCAGCCTATTGGGCTGATAAGGTTAAGTGGTAATACTTGTTAAGAATATGCCTCTGATGTAACGGCAGCATAGCAGTCTCCAAAACTGTTAGTCGGAGTTCGAATCTCTGGGGGTGTGCCAATAAAGGTGAATAATGAAAATAAAATCTACTGTTAATGCTGCTGGCAATTACACCAAACCAACAATGCGTAAGGCGTTGGTGGCTAAAGTGAAGGCTGGTAGCAAGGGTGGTGACCCCGGCGAGTGGAGCGCTCGTAAGGCGCAGATGGTTGCCAAAGAATATAAAGCTAAGGGTGGTGGATACAAATGAAAGCTCCTCAGAAGTCTTTGAAGGATTGGGGCGATCAGAAATGGAAAACAAAGTCTGGTAAGCCTTCCTCTGAGACAGGGGAGCGCTACCTGCCTGAGAAGGCCATCAAGGCTTTGTCTTCACAGGAATATGCTGCCACCACCAAAGCCAAGCGTGAGGGCACAGCAAAGGGTAAACAGTTTGTTGCTCAGCCAAAGAGCGTAGCAAAGAAGACGGCTAAATATCGTTAGTTATGTATATAGCGCAGTTCATTGTATGCATGGCACAGGTGTGTACTTTGTTAGAACGAGAGCCATATGTTATGCACACCAACATAGGAAGCTGCAAACTTGCAGCGTCTATGCAAATGAAAGAGTTGGTGGTTTTGTTGAAAGACAAACCTATTGAAGCTGTAGCGGTTGTCTGTATAGATCGCACTAACAGCATTATTTAATTGAAAGAAATATAATGGCTACTGAAACTCCTGAACAAATGGCTGCACGATTCCGTAAGATGGCTGAAGACAAGAGCTTGCCACAAGCTGTCCGTAACACCTATCTCGACAAAGCCAACGCTGTTGAGAAAGCAGCTGCTAAGCCTACAATGAACAAGGGTGGTGCAATGTTGCCTGTAAGGGGTAGCCGCACAGCCAAGCATAAAGAGACAAAGATGATGGGTGGTGGTTATGCAATGAAGACACCAATGATGGCTAAGGGTGGTGTGGCTAAGAAACCCACTTCGGCTAAGAAAGGTAAATGATAATGGCTACTAAGAAAGCGTTTAAACCTTGTGAGGGATGCCCTACACCAGCCAAATGTAAAGCTGCCGGTAAGTGTATGGCTAAAGAGGGCAAGGGTGGTAAGCCAGCTATTGCCATCATGATTGGTGTTGCTAAGCCAGCTGCTAAGCCAATAGCTAAGAAGGGTAAATAATCATGTCTATTCTAGGTAAATTTGCAGCAAAGGCAATTAAGAAAGATGCTACCGGCGCTGTGCAATCTGAGGTTGAGCATCTAACTAAAATGAGGGAAATGGTTTCAAAGAAAAAGGCTGAGCTTGAATCCATTGCCAAATCAGGTGAAACGGACGATAAGTACTATTCTAAAATGGAACTTGAACGCAGATCAGAAAACAAAGAAACAGTTAAGTCTTTGAAAGAGAAAGAACGCGAAGGTTCACTCAGCAAGAAGCAAGTTGAAAACAGAATTGATGCCAATAAGAAAAGACCAATGAGTAGCGAAAGTATGCGCGACAGCATTCAAAAAGCTGCTGATCGTGAATCAGATGCTATGGATTTTAACAAAGGTGGCATGGCTAAAAAGTATGCCAAAGGCGGCATGATCATGGCAAACTGTGGCGCTTCAGTACCACCAACACAGAAAGCTAAGAAATGAAAGATAATATAGAGCGTTTCATTAAAGAAACTTTAGAAAGTGTAAAGCTGTTGGTAGTCAAACTTAAAGATCGTTTGAAATATTGTCTGAAGTTAAAGTGAAACAGAAAAAGAAATAATGAGCATAACCTCCTATCCAGAACTTGTACGCATTGCTAGCAGTGGCAACACTGTTAGCTTTGGCGGTACTAACACAGATGCCTTTGGTAGACTTCGTGTTAGTGAGCCTTACACGTTGTTCGATAGTCAGAACAGATATGCTATTGATGGGCAGTTTAGCACCTCTACTGCTGGTAGTGGAGCAGCCACTCATTTATCTAATGAGTCTTCTGTAAGTATGGCTGTGTCAACAACTTCAGCTGATGAAGTAGTAAGACAGACATTCAGAGTGTTTCCTTATCAGCCGGGTAAGAGTTTGTTGTTGTTGGCTACATTTAAAATGGATACAGCCAAGACCAATCTAAGACAGCGAGTTGGTTACTTTAATACAGGCAATGGTGTATTCTTAGAACAAGGTGCTAATGGCATTACATTTGTTTTAAGAACATCCACAAGCGGCAGCGCAAGTGATGCGCGATATGCAGCTAAGGCTAGTTGGAATGGGGATAAGCTAGATGGTACAGGTTCTAGCGGAATTACGCTAGACTTAACTAAAACTCAGATTTTATTTCTAGATTTTGAATGGTTGGGTGTTGGTAGTGTTAGGTGTGGATTTGTAATCAATGGAGTGTTTATTGTTGCTCATACGTTTCACAATGCCAATGAGCAAACAGCTGTGTATATGACAACAGCAATCTTGCCTGTCAGGTATGAAATTACTAATACTGGCACTGTAGCTTCTTCATCAGCATTGAAACAAATTTGTTCTTCAGTAATGTCTGAAGGTGGATATGAAGCGGTGTCACAAGAACATTCAGCTAGGATGACATCTGCTACAACAGGTACATTTTTAACAACAACATTCAAGCCACTGGTGTCTATTAGACTAGCCTCAGCAGCATTTGGTGCTGTAGTTTTGCCATACAATTTAAATTTCTTACCAACCACTTCGGATAATTATGAGTTGGCCCTGTTTAAAAATACAACACTAACAACGCCAACATGGACAACAGCTTCTTCTACTAATAATGTTGAACAAGATATAGCATCAACATCAATGAGTGGTGGAACTATTTGTTACACTGAATTTACCACAGGAAAATCAGGTAGAGTGCCATTAGCTACAGGGTCTGGTTACAACTGGGATTTACAACTTGGCAGTTCTTTAGCTGGTGATAGTGATATTTATACACTGGCTGCTAGAACATTGACAGGAACTGGTGGTGGTATTGGTTCTCTTACTTTTTATGATCTTACATAAACATGGCATCTAAAAACAGAACACTTGGTAAGGAGTTGCTGACAACTAACAGCACTGTCTACACCGTACCTTCACGCTTTGAAGCTAGCGTAGACAGCATTATTGTTTCTAATGCGTCTAGCAGCAATGTCACCTTCTCACTTGATTGGTATGACTCAAAGACTACAACATTTTACACCATTGCTGAGCAAGTGGTGATGTATCCAAATAGCGTTCTTCAACTGACAGACGGATTCATTCTTCAGCCTAATGACACTCTGCGTGGCTTAGCTTCTGTTGCCAACGTCATCACCGTATCTGTCAAAGTTAAAGAAGAGTATCTGGCAGCAACCAAATAACGAAAGAATAAAATGGCAAAAGAACTTACAGAACAACATAAGAAATTCCTTGATGTATTATTTGGTGAAGCCAAAGGTAGCATCAACAAAGCTAAACAGCTAGCTGGTTTCTCTGAGGGCTACAACAGCCGTCTGCTCACCAACTATCTCAAAGAAGAAATCATTGAAGCCACTCAGCTTTACATTGCAATGAATGCGCCACGCGCTGCTCTTGCTATGGTTGATGGTATTCTTGACCCAACAGAGCTTGGCATCAAAGAGAAGATGAGTGCTGCCAAAGATTTGCTTGATCGTGCTGGTCTTGCCAAAACAGATAAGATTCAAGTTGAAGCTACAAATGGTGTTATGATCTTGCCAGCAAAGGAACGCGAGGAAGACTGATGCAAGAACTTGAGCTTGGTAAATGGATACTGCCACAACCAGAAGATAAAAAAGAATATGTTCCTATTCCACGATTGGCTAGGACAGTTCCTTTTGGTTATAGAAAAGATGAGAACGATGACAACTGGCTTATCCCTATACCACAAGAACTTGAAGCGCTTGAAAAAGCAAAGCTGTATGTTAAACAATACGCTGTGCGAAAGGTGGCTATATGGCTAACGAAAGTAACTGGTCGAGAAATCAGCCATGTCGGTTTATCTAAACGATTAAAAAATGAGCAGTCCCACAAACGAAAATCGTCTACTTATAGAAAGCTTGCCGACAGGTACGAAGAAGCCCTTAAGAAAGCGGAAGAGTACGAAAAAAGAACAGGCACCGGCCAAGAAAGTTTCTTTACCACAGATCGTTACGGAGCCATCAGAAATACCTTCAGCGACAGCAGCACCCGTAGTTGAATTACAGAACATCATCTTCAAGCCTAATGCTGGCCCACAGACTTCTTTCTTAGCAGCGCCAGAGCGTGAAGTATTGTATGGTGGCTCTGCTGGTGGTGGTAAGAGTTATGCGATTTTAGCAGACCCGTTGCGTTACATGGGTCATCCACAGTTTTCTGGACTTGTTCTACGCCACACTACTGAGGAACTTCGTGAACTGATTTGGAAAAGTCAGGAGATGTATCCAAAGATATATCCCGGCATCAAGTGGAGTGAGCGAAAGATGCAGTGGCAAGCTCCTTCGGGCGCTAGATTGTGGATGTCTTACCTCGATAGAGATGAAGACGTTATGCGATATCAGGGTTTGAGCTTCTCGTACATAGCTTTTGATGAGCTTACACAGTGGGCAACCCCCTTTGCGTACAACTATATGCGTTCACGGCTGCGTACTGCTGCTCATGATCTGCCTTTGTACATGAGAGCCACTACGAATCCGGGTGGTCCCGGCCACCAATGGGTTAGGAAGATGTTTATTCTTCCTTCTCCACCGAATAAATCGTTCCTTGCCACCGATATTGAGACAGGCGAGGTGATGAGATTCCCTAAAGGGCATAGCAGAGAGGGTGAAGCGCTATTTAAACGCAAGTTTATACCAGCAAAGCTGTCAGATAACCCGTATTTGGCTGAGTCTGGTGACTATGAGGCCATGCTGCTGTCCCTTCCAGAGCATCAACGCAAGCAATTGCTTGATGGCAACTGGGATATTGCAGAAGGTGCAGCTTTCTCTGAGTTTAACAGGGCGATTCACGTTGTTGAACCCTACGAAATACCACATAGCTGGCCTAGATTCAGAAGTTGCGACTATGGCTACGGAAGTTACAGCGCTGTGCTGTGGTTTGCTGTAGCTCCTGACGATTCTGTGGTGGTATATCGAGAATTGTACGTTAGCAAGGTGCTAGCAGAGGATTTAGCCGTCAAGATTTTGAATCTTGAAAGTAATGAGAAGATTAGATATGGTGTATTGGACAGTAGTTGCTGGCATAAGCGTGGCGACACTGGTCCATCCATTGCAGAGCGTATGATTATGAAGGGATGCCGCTGGCGACCCGCTGATCGTAGCTCTGGTAGCCGTGTTGCTGGTAAGAATGAGGTGCATAGGCGCTTGCAAGTGGATGGTTTTACTGAAAATCCACGCATTACATTCTTTAACACATGTATTCAGATCATTGGTGACCTCCCTACATTGCCCTTAAGTAAGGTGAATCCAGAGGATATCAACACTAAAGTGAGCAATGATCACACCTATGATGCCCTTCGTTATGGGCTTATGAGCCGTCCTCGTAGCGGATTATTTGATTATAACCCACTAACTTCTCAATCTGGAATGATTATTGCAGACCCTGTTATGGGTTATTGATGGTATACCTTCAACGGTACAATAAATTTAATGTGGAAAATACATGGCACTAATTGATAAACCCTCTAATGATAAGTCATTAGCCCTTGATGATGCTTCTAAAAAAGCAGATGATTTCAAGGGGGATAGTTTGCTTAGCTTTATTGAGAAACGATTTAGTCGTTCTGAAGAAAGCCGCCGATCTGATGAAACTCGTTGGCTCAAAGCTTATCGGAACTATCGTGGTTTGTATGGTGCTGATGTACAGTTTACTTCTACTGAAAAGAGCAGGGTGTTTGTAAAGGTTACAAAGACTAAAACGCTTGCTGCCTATGGTCAGATTACAGATGTGTTGTTTTCTAACAACAAGTTCCCGTTAAGCATCGACCCTTCTGTTTTACCAGATGGTGTTCTTGAAGCTGTACATTTTGACCCTGCTGCTGCTCCTAGTGTTCCTTCCATTCCTTTTGGCGATGAGGGTTCTGCAAGCATTGGCAAAGACTTCAGCTTAGACAATATTGAAGATATGCTTGGTGCTTTGAAAGAAGACCTTAAGGATGTTAAAGGTCTTAAGAAGGGTCCGGGCGTTACACCATCGTCACTTACATTTAGTCCAGCTATGGTGGCTGCTAAGAAGATGGAGAAGAAAATCCATGACCAGCTAGATGAGAGTGGAGCGAGTAAGCATCTTCGCGCTACGGCATTTGAAATGGCACTGTTTGGTACAGGCGTTATGAAGGGTCCGTTTGCAGTCAACAAAGAATATCCAAACTGGACAGATCAAGGCGAGTACAAGCCAGTAATCAAAACTGTACCAGAGGGTTCGCATGTTTCTCTTTGGAACTTCTATTGGGACCCTGACGCTAGCAACACAGAAGATTGTCAGTATATTATTGAACGACACAAGATGTCGCGCACTCAGCTTCGCGCTCTGAAACGCCGTCCACATTTCCGCAAGAATGTCATTGACCAACTCATTGAGCAGGGTGAGTCCTATGTTAAAAAGTATTGGGAAGACGATCTGAAAGACTACGCTCCGAACTATGGAGTTGATCGTTTTGAAGTGTTGGAGTATTGGGGCAATGTCACCATTGAACTGCTCAAAGAAAACGAGATTGATGTTCCTGAAGAGTTTGATGACGGTGATGAGATGCAAGCCAACATCTGGTATTGCAACGGCAAGATTATTCGTCTTGTCCTTAATCCGTTTAAACCATCTCGTATTCCCTACTACGCAACTCCATACGAACTGAACCCATACTCACTTGCTGGTGTTGGTGTTGCTGAGAACATGGACGATACCCAAACATTGATGAATGGCTTCATGCGGATGGGCGTTGATAACGCCGTCTTGTCTGGCAATCTAATCTTTGAGGTTGATGAAACCAACATGGTGCCCGGTCAAGACATGTCTGTATATCCCGGCAAAGTATTTCGCCGTCAGGGTGGCGCTCCCGGCCAAGCAATCTTCGGTACAAAGTTTCCAAACGTGTCTCAAGAAAACATGCAGATGTTTGACAAGGCGCGTCAGCTTGCTGATGAATCCACTGGCATGCCATCGTTTGCTCACGGACAAACTGGAGTGTCCGGTGTAGGCCGTACAGCGTCTGGCATTTCTATGTTGATGAACGCAGCCGGTGGCTCAATAAAGACTGTCATTAAAAACATTGATGACTATCTTATTAGCCCAATGGGTAAAGCATTCTTTAACTTCAACATGCAGTTTGACTTTGACCCTGAGATTAAAGGTGACTTGGAAGTTAACGCTCGTGGCACTGAAAGCTTGATGGCAAATGAAGTTCGCAGCCAGCGTCTAATGCAATTCTTGCAGATAGCTAGCCAGCCATCTCTGATGCCGTTTGCTAAGTTCCCATACATTATCCGTGAAATTGCTAAGAGCATGGACTTAGACCCTGATCGTGTCACTAACAATATGGAAGAAGCAGCTAAGCAAGCCATTCTGTTGCAACAGACATCTGGTGCCACACCTCCTCCTGCCGGTGGCGTTCCAGCACAAGGCGTTGGTGGACCTCCGGGCGTTGCTGACATGTCTGGTGGTGGTGGTGGCAACATTGGTGTTGGCGCTGCTCCAGTTCCGGGCGAACAAGGCTTCTCTGCTGCACCTCCACAGGCTCCGATGGCATGAGCGATAAGACATATCTACCAAAGCTGAAGGGGATGCTCACTGCTCCCCATCAGTGGGATGCATTTGTTGAAATGCTTGAATATCAAATTGAACAGCAGCGGCGTAAGCTGGAACAATCAAATGAAATGAGTGATGTCTTTAAAGCGCAAGGTGCAATTGGCGCACTAAGGCAACTTAAATATCTGAAGGATGAAATCAATGTACACAACTGAAACAGATCGCATGCTTGCTGAAGGCGGCGTAATGCAAGAGGGCAACACAGTAGACCCCGTGTCTGGCAATGATGTACCTCCCGGTGCTTTGCAAGAAGAAGTGCGTGATGACATTGATGCACAAATAAGTGAAGGTGAGTTTATTTTCCCTGCTGATGTTACTCGATACATTGGTCTTTCTACGCTCATGAAGATGCGCGACAAAGCCAAAGAAGGCTTGAAAAAGATGGAAGAGATTGGGCAGATGGGTAACGCTGAAGAAGTACCTAATGCTGAAGCTCTTCATGGTGGTGAGTCTGAAATGGACGATGAAACATTTGGTGCTGAAGTTGATTCCATTATGAACGAAGACATGGGCACTGAAGAGCCAGCCTTTGCTGAGGGTGGTTATGTTGATCCCGCTAACGCACCTTTGTATAAGTCATCCCCAATTAAAGGGTTTGAGATGGTGACCATGACCAACGAGTCTGGTAACACCATTTATATTCCGCATGTAAATGGAAAACCATTACTGGCTGTTCCTGCTGGTTATATCGCTAAGAAGGGTATTCTTCCAACTATAGAAGACCCTGCTGCTGTGGCTGCAAAAGCAGCCGCTGGTAAAACTGTCGATACCGGCGGTGGGGGAGATGGTCCAACAAGCGGACCAGCACCGGGGACATCACAAGGTGGTGCTGTTCCAAGTATTAGTAACACAGGCGTTGTAACTGCCGCTAATACTGGTCTTACTAATACACAGGCTGGTATTCTTGGTACGGTAATTGGGCTGGTAACAGGTGTTCCTTTGCTTGGACTTGTTGGAAGACAAATGAATGATACATTAAATAAAGGTTATGCAAAAGATGCGGCTGATGTGGTACAAGGAATTGTAGATGGTAATGAAATGGGTATTCCGGGCGGTGCTACACCTGCCACCGCTGGCCCTCAAGGCACAGGTGGTCAAGCTGCTAATGCTGGCACTGCTGCTGCTGCCGCTGCCGTTGCTGCTGGATATTCTTCGGAAGCTGTTGCTGCTGCTGCACAAGCCGCTGCCAACGCTACGCTTGGTGGAGCAAACGCTACATCCGCTGCACAAGCAGGTGTGGCTGCTGCCATTGCTGCCGAAAGTGTGAATAATTCTGGCCTTACCGTTGCAGCAGAAAATGAAGCTGTTGCTGTTCAAAATACTGGCGCAATTAGTAGTCCTGTAAGCGCACCAGATATTACTACAACAAACTTTGGTCCTGAAGTAGATACTAGCTTGGAATCGCAAGGTGCTTACAGTGGCAATACAGGCGCTGACAGTGGTTACAGTGGGGGTACTACTGGCGCAGGAAACGAAGGTGGTGGTATTGGGGCAGGAGAAGGACTTGCTAAAGGCGGCTTCGTTACAAAGAAAAACAAACCAGCAGTTAAAGCTAAAAGAGGACTTGCTTCTCGTAAGTGATATATAATATAGATACCAAAGCCAGTGGTGGGCTGGTTGGTAAATAATAATTTCCCACCATTATTGGCTACCTACTCCCTAGATTTCTAGCTACAGATGGCCCCAACTTTAAAAGGTATTTATGACAGAAGTAGTTGCTGAACAAAAGACGCAGAAGACTGCAATGGTTCCATTCGGTACACGCAATGCAAATCGTGAGCGTATCGAAACTGAAGAGGCTGAACTGAAACGCCTTATGGAAGGCTCTGATAAAAAGAAAGAAGAGACTGAAGAGGGTGATGACTCTTCGTTGAATGCTGAAGAGAAAAGCTTTAAGAAGCGGTATGGTGATCTTCGCCGTCATTCTCAACAGCAGCAAACAACCTTTCAAAAGCAGATTGATGAGTTGAAAGAACAACTTACTAAGTCCACTGAGAAACAAATTAAGCTTCCCACATCTGAATCTGATCTTGCTGAATGGGCTAAGACCTATCCAGATGTTGCAAAGATTGTTGAAACCATTGCAATTAAAAAAGCAAAGGAACAATCGTTAGCCATTGAAGATCGCCTTAATAAGCTTGATGAGCGTGAGAAACTAACGGCTCGTGAAAAAGCTGAGCTTGAACTTAACCGCTTGCATCCAGACTTTGACAAGATTCGTGACACCGATGAGTTCCATACATGGGCTGAAGAACAGCCTTCTTGGATTCAACAGGCTCTGTATGAGAATGATAACGATGCTCGTTCTGCTGCTCGTGCCATTGATCTTTACAAAGCCGACATGGGTTTGACTAAGGCTAAGAAACCTAAAGAAGATACTAGTGCTGCTCAAGGAGTTGGCACTCGCAGTAGTAAGTCTGCCCCGTCTGATAATGATACAGATGGTGTAATTTATGAATCAGAAGTTGCTAAACTAACATCAAAGCAGTACGAACATCACCAAGAAGATATTGCTAAAGCAATGCGTAGTGGTAAATTTGTTTATGATTTGAGCGGAAAAGCTCGATGACTTAATAATTAATGGCGCGGAGTATGGAAGTGGTCATCCGCTTGGCCTCATAAGCCAAGAATCGGGGGTTCGAATCCCTCCTCCGCAACCAAATTAAGATCGCTTGACAACTTCCTAAGTTTAGTGATATAACTTTTAGCAAGGCTACATGAGTAGCTTTGCTTTGTATCTTAAGTACTTGCTTGCAACCTGTACTAAAGATCAAACTGTAACGCAAATAGCACTGTCAGAACTACCTGAAGTTTTGATGGCCTATGTAGATGAGGGGGCACTCAACACTCTACATACACCCATTAACGCCAGCCTCTGTATGTATGTTCAGCGTATTTAAATATATGCCAATATATCTATAGGAGATTTAAAAATGGCTTTTCCATCAGCTTCCGGTTACGGCAATTTACCCAATGGTAATTTCTCTGCTGTAATTTATAGCAAACAAGTACAACTCGCTTTCCGTAAAGCATCTACCGTTGAAGACATCACTAACAGTGACTACTTCGGTGAGATCGCCGCAATGGGCGATAGCGTTAAGATCATCAAAGAACCTGAAGTGTCGGTGCAAGCCTATGCTCGTGGTACTCAGATCACCGCTCAAGATCTCGATGACGAAGATTTCTCGCTGGTTGTTGACCAAGCTAACTACTACGCATTCAAGATTGATGACATCGAAGCTGCTCATTCGCATGTGAATTTCATGCAGATGGCTTCTGACCGTGCCGCCTATCGTCTGCGCGACCAGTATGACCAAGACGTTCTTGGCTATCTGACCGGCTTCCAACAGTCTGCTAAGCATGCAAATGCTGACACTGCTCGTACTGCCGCTTCCGGTACTAAAGCCGTCAGCACTGCCGGTTCAGACGAACTGTTGACTACAATGAAGTTGATCAAGAGCAGCTTTGGCAACATCACCACAGCTTCTGCTGGTGATCATTCGATTCCTTTGGCTCCACGCCTTCCCGGCGCTACCGCTCTTCCCACTGCTACAGCTTCGCCATTGATGGTGATTTCGCGCATGGGTCGTTTGCTTGATCAACAGTTTGTTGACACGCAAGGTCGCTGGGTTGTTGTTGACCCAACCTTTATCGAGATGCTAAAAGACGAAGACAGCCGTCTTCTGAATGGCGACTTTGGTGGTTCTGGTCTGCAAAACGGTTTGGTCATCAACAATCTGCACGGCTTCCGTGTGTATGTGTCAAACAACCTGCCAAAAGTTGGTACTGGTCCCGGCACCGCTGGCTCCGCTAACCAGAACTCCAACTATGGTGTTATGGTTGCCGGTCATGACAGCGCTGTTGCAACTGCTCAGCAGATCACCAAGACCGAGAGCTATCGTGACCCTGACAGCTTCGCTGACATTGTTCGCGGTATGCACCTCTATGGTCGCAAAATCCTTCGTCCTGAAGGCATCGTGACTGCCAAGTACAACGTGGCTTGATGAAACAGGGGAGGCTCACAAGGCTTCCCCGTTTATATATTTACACATAAAGGAAATTTAAAATGGCTACTGTTACAACTCTTGCTGGTGGCGCGACTGCTGGTCGCACCGCTGGCTCCGTGCCTTATCTGGTTGATAAAACTATTAACTTTGCCACTGCTGCAACCGCTAAAGGTTCTGCCTTGGCTGCTGCTGATGTGATTGAGTGCATCTCTGTTCCCGTCAATACTGTCATCTTGAATGCTGGTATCGAAATCACTACGCTCCTCGCTGGTGAGTCAAGCGACACCACTTTCGATTTGGGTATCACTGGTGTTGACGCTGATGTATTCGTTGATGGTTTTGATGCTGACGCTGCTGCCGCTGGTGATTATGCACAGAACGCTGCTGCTTTCCAGCCTGTCGTGATTGGCGCTACTGCTGACACTATTGACTTGTTGATCGCCACTGCTACCACTGCACCTACTTCTGGTGTTGCTCGTGTGTGGGCTGTGTTGATGAATGTTGATGGCCGTCCTGCAACCGATGAAGTTGACCGCGACCAACTGGCTTAATAGCTAGTAACTAGGAAGAGGGCTTTGGCCCTCTTCTTTTCTGTTTTAACAAAGCTAATATGTCATCAACCTACCTTGCCCTTACGAATGAATTGCTACGGCGCTTAAATGAAGTAGAGCTTGACTCTACAAACTTTGCCGCTTCCCGTAATGTCCAAGCTCTTGCTAAAGACTCTATCAATTCATCCGTAAGGGAACTGTTGCATTCCGCACAGGAATGGCCGTTCACACTAGTTACATATCCACAAACCCTCACTGTTGGTGAGGCAACATATTCTTTTCCAGCAACCTTGAACAGTGTTGATTGGCAAACCTTCTATCTTAAGCAGCTAAATAATAGTAATGAACCCGGCAATCTAGAAGTTATTTCATATACACAATACATTGAAGAATATCGTGGTAAAGACGAATCTTCTGGCACTGGTGGATATGGACCACCTAGAATAGTTAGCCAGACTAAAGAGAATAAGTTTATTGTATCTCCACCTCCAAACTTAGCATATATTATTGAGTACAAATACTGGAGCTTTCCAACTTCTCTTTCTTTGTTCTCTGATGTATGTATTATTCCAGAGCGTTTCAACAATGTAATTATTGATGGCGCTATGATGTTCATGATGCTGTTTCGCAGTAATGAGCAAAGCGCTTCTATTCACAAAGATAAGTTTGAACAAGGCGTTAAGACAATGCGAAGGCTGCTCATGGATGAGCCGCTATCGGTGCGATCTGCTATGCTGACTAGGCCAACTCTTTCCACTAGGGTGATGAATGGCTGATAAGATTCAGGCATATAAAGTAAGCTGTCAAGGTGGCTTAGATACCAACAAGGACATGTTAGCGCAGGGAGAGTTGTATCCCGGCAGCGGTCTTCAGCTTGTTAATTATGAGCCATCTATTACTGGTGGATATCGCCGCATTAGTGGCTATACAAATACATATGGCACAGTTCCCGGCGAAGGTTCTGTACTTGGTGTAAACATCTCTGAGAATCTTAACAATGGGATATTTGCTTGCCGTAAGCCCACATCTCCATCGACTGATTATTTCTATCGCTGGAATACTTCTACGTCTGCATGGGTCGCCATTACCCTTGCTGGTAGTCCAACAATGGTTGGTGTCAAGAAGGTTCGTTTTGAGAACCTGTCTTGGGGTACCGATAAGATGGTGCTGGCAGATGGTATCAATCGTGCTGCTGTCTATGATGGTACAACCTATACACAGCTTGCTTCACCAGCACCGGCAAAGCCTAAGTTTGTAACGCATTTTGCTAATCATTTATTTCTAGCTGGTGATACAACTGACCCTTACAACTTATATTTCTCTGCACCGCTGGCTGAGACAGACTTTACTCCAGCCAATGGTGCTGGTGTTATTAATGTTGGTTTTCCAATTGTACAAATTAAAAGCTTTCGTGATTCGCTGTACATCTTCGGTAAGAATGCAATCAATCGTCTTTCTGGAACAAGTATTGCAGACTTTAAGATTGAAGAAGTTACTAGCAACCTTGGTTGTGTTGCTTCTGATAGTGTTGTTGAGATTGCTGGTAACTTAATATTTCTTAGCCATGACGGATTTAGACCAATCTCTGGCACTGCTCGTATTGGTGACATTGAACTTGAGACTATTTCTAAACAGGTACAAAGTACTGTTGTTTCGATTGTAGATGAACTAGTTGCAGGTAGCATCGACACTGAGACAGTTAGCATGATCGTGCTAAATAAGAAGAGTCAGTTTCGGTTTATGTTACCAACTGAAGGCTTGTTTGGATTTCTTGGTGGCATTCGTAAAACAGATCGTGGCTCTGGCTTTGAATATAGCTTGTTGTTTGACATGGTGGTGTCATGCGCTACCAGTGGCTACATTGGTTTTAATGAAATTATTATTCATGGCGCATCTAATGGCAAGGTTTATAAGCAAGAAACTGGCAGCAACTTTGATACTCGTGAAATTCTTAGCATCTATCAAACTCCATATTTCTACTTTGAAGACCCCACTATCCGCAAGAACTTCTACAATATAACTACATTCTTGCGTAGTGAAGGAAGTACTAACATTGTTTTTTCTGTATCTTATGACTTTGAAGACAGCGTTAATGTTTTTAATCCCTCAAACTATGCTATAACAACGGCTGGTGCAGCAGCGTATTATAATACTGCTGTGTACGATAGTGGTGTTATATACGATGGCAACCCTTCACCAGTGGTGAAGACAAACATTTCAGGTTCTGGTTTCTCTGTTTCATTTAAGTATGTTACGTTTGATACAAATGCCAGTCATAACATTCAAGGTATGGTCTTGAACTTTTCATTTAACGACAGGAGATAATCTTGGCTGGATATCAAAGACAATCTGCTGCCGACATCGTGCCAACAGCCGTTGTACGAGCAGCACCAATCAATAACGAACTCAATGCGTTGCGTGATGCCTTCCTGCTTGCTAGTGGTCACCGCCATGATGGCAGCGCCACTGAGGGTAACTATGTCACCCTGATTGCAGACTCTGACGCTCTTAACAAAGTTGCTGTAGACACTGCCAACAATCGTGTTGGTGTATTTGTTGAAGTTGCCGCTGCTGCTGTTGAGCAAGTGCGCGTTCAAGACGGTGCCATTGTTCCTGTCACAGATAACGATATTGATCTTGGCACTGCTGCTCTTGAGTTTAAAGACCTGTACATTGATGGCACAGCAAACATTGATAGTCTTGTTGCTGACACTGCTGACATCAATGCAGGTACTATTGACAACACTGTTATCGGAGCTACAACACCTGTTGCTGCTACAGTTACTAACTTGACAGTCAACACAGCAGCAGTTATTGCGTCTGCTGATATCAATGCTGGTACGATTGATGGTGCAGTGATTGGTGGCTCTTCTGCTCAAGCAATTACTGGTACAACTATTACAGCCAGTACAGGTTTTGTTGGTGGTCTTACTGGTGCTGTCACTGGTAATACAGCCGGTACGCACACTGGTGCTGTTGTCGGCAATGTCACTGGTAATCTTACTGGTAATGTAACAGCTTCTAGCGGCACTTCTACATTTAACGATGTCACCATCAACGGTGGTTTGAATATGGATGCTGGCACTGCTGCCACCATTACCAATCTTACATCACCCACCAATACCGGAGATGCTGCTACCAAGGGATATGTTGACACTGCTGACGCATTAAAACTAAACCTTAGTGGTGGCACCATGTCTGGTGTCATTGCAATGGGTACAAGCAAGATCACTGGACTAGGTGATCCGACACTTGCACAAGACGCTGCGACTAAAACATATGTAGATACTTCTATCAGCAACTTAGTAGCTGCTGCTCCCGGAGCGTTAGACACACTAGATGAACTTGCTGCTGCTCTTGGTGATGACGCTAGCTTTTCCACTACTGTAACCAATTCTATTGCCGCTAAGCTGGCACTTGCTGGCGGCACTATGTCTGGTGCCATTGCTATGGGGACTAACAAGATCACTGGTATGGGTGATCCAACGCTGGCGCAAGACGCAGCCACTAAGACATATGTTGACACCGCTGATGCGTTAAAACTCAACTTAGCTGGTGGCACAATGTCGGGTGCAATTGCTATGGGTACCAGCAAGATCACTGGTATGGGTGATCCTTCAGCAAATCAAGACGCTGCCACTAAAGTATATGTTGACACTGCCGATGCGCTGAAGTTGTCACTGTCTGGCGGCACAATGTCTGGTGCTATTGCAATGGGTACCAGCAAGATCACTGGAATGGGTGACCCAACGCTGGCACAAGATGCTGCTACAAAGAACTACATTGATGTGTTGTTTGGCTCGACAACATCTGCTGCTGCTTCTGCCGCTGCCGCTGCCACCTCTGCCAGTAACGCTGCCACTTCAGCTAGCAATGCCTCTACTTCTGCTAGCAATGCTTCTGCTAGCGCCACTTCTGCTGCTGCCAGCTACGACAGCTTTGATGATCGTTATCTTGGACCAAAAGCTTCTGCTCCATCGGTAGATAATGATGGCAACACTTTGCTGGTTGGTGCGTTATATTGGAATAGCACAAGCAATGAATTGTATTTGTGGACAGGCAGTGCTTGGACACAGGCAACTTTAACAGCTGCTAACTTCGTAGACGTTGTTAATAATCAAACTGTTGCTGGTGTAAAAACACTTAGTAGCGCTCCTGTGCTATCATCGTTAACTGCATCTAGGGCAGTGTTTACAGATGGTACAAAAGCCCTTGTAAGTAATGGTATAACTGGTACTGGTGATGTGGTTATGTCTACTAGCCCTACGCTAATTACTCCAGCGCTTGGAACTCCAACATCTGGAAACTTTAGCACCGGCACTTTTACATTTCCTACATTTAATCAGAACACTACAGGTACTGCTGCTACAGCAACCAATGTTGATTATAGCGGTTTAACTGGAACTGTTCCAACATGGAATCAGAACACTACAGGGACGGCTGCTAATGTAACTGGTATAGTGGCTATTGCTAATGGTGGCACTAACGCTTCAACAGTGGCTAATGCTCAGATTAGTTTGCAAGTGGACCCCGCTGGAACCGCTGTTGCTTTGGCAATTGCGTTAGGATAAAATAGGATAAATTATGGCTAATACTTTTAAAAACTTCCTGAGCAAGAACGTGGGCACATCTGCTGCTACGGTCTACACATGCCCATCGGCTACGCAGACCACCATCATCGGGTTCTCGATAGCCAACACTTCGGCGTCTCCCATCACCTGTGATGCGTACATCACCTCCAGCGCGGTTAACTACTACCTGATTAAGTCGGGCGTGGTTCCTGTAGGGGGTTCGCTGGTCATAGTAGGTGGCGACCAGAAGGTGGTGCTTGAGGCGGCTGATGTCTTGCTGGTTGTGACTTCGGCGGCTACGTCTGCTGATGCAGTCTGCTCACTGCTGGAGATTGCTTAATGTCTTATATAGGCTCCACACCGACAACCCAGAGCTTCATTGCTGGGACGGACTACTTCAACGGGGATGGGACAACTGTCAACTTCACCCTGAGCAGGGCAGTCAACTCGGTCAATGACATCGAGGTGATCGTCAACAATGTCGAACAGATTCCCAGTGGCTATTCTGTGTCGGGCACAACCCTGACATTCTCAGCAGCGCCATCATCGGGTACGAGCAATGTGTATGTGAGGTACTTGAGCACGACCAACCTGAGCTTGGCTATTCCGTCTGGCACTTCGGCTACGTTTAACACGGTGACGGCTACGAACCTGACGGCTACAACGCTGGCTGCAACGACCCTAGCTGTAACGGGCGTTACAACCTTTGCGGCGGGTTCAGCGGCATTACCAGCCATCACCACCACAGGCGACACCAACACCGGCATCTTCTTCCCTGCGGCTGACGCAGTAGCTGTCAGCACTGGTGGTTCAGGGAGAGTGTTTGTTAACAGCAGTGGATATTTTGGAATTGGTAAATCGTCTCCAGAATCTGGACTTGATATTCGACCCGGAATAACAGGAAATTTCAATGCAATTACTATGGGATACGGCAGAAGTGCTAATCCTACGGATGCAGTCCACAAGATTTCTTGGTCTAGTGATTCTCTAAATATTGAAGCGGATACCGCCAATAGTATTGCCAGCAATATTACATTTACCAATGACGGCACAGAGCGTATGCGTATCGACTCCAGCGGTAACTTGCTGGTGGGGACTACAACTGCATACGGAAAAATAACTTCTAACGGTAGTTTTGATACGGGGGCTGGCTGGGACACTACTGCCGCTTTGACAACAACGGGTTCTTTTGGCGGCGGCATCACAATGATAGATGGCACAAGAGGTTACGGCTTCTTTTGCTCTGATAACGGCAACGACTTTTATATTCAAGGGGCAAGTTCGCTTACCACTGCTTTGACAGGGGGCGTGTACCTCAATGACCGTGGTACTTCATGGACATCGGCTTCAGATGAGCGTCTAAAAACAATCATTGAGCCTATTACGGATGCCATCACCAAAGTTTGCCAACTGCGTACAGTAATTGGTCGCTACAACTACGAACCCGAGGAAAAACGGCATCCGTTCCTGATTGCCCAAGATGTGCAAGCAGTCTTGCCAGAAGCCGTCAGCGTTGCAGACAAGAAAAGCGAAGAGCAGTACCTTGGAGTCTCGTACACCGACACCATCCCGCTTTTGGTCGCCGCCATCAAAGAGCAACAAGCCCTCATCACAGCCCTGACAACCCGCATCACCGCACTGGAGAACAACAATGCCACTCAGTAAAATAGACAGCGACAGCCTGACCGCTCCTTTGACCGTACCGGCGGGTTCAGCAGCGGCCCCAGCCATCACGACTACCGGCGACACCAACACCGGCATCTTCTTCCCTGCGGCTGACACCATAGCTTTTGCTGAAGGTGGTGCGGAGGCTATGCGGATTGACTCGGCGGGTTTTGTGGGAGTTGGTACGACTACACCAACAGTAAAATTTGAGGCTGTAGCAGGAACTGGCGGTCTAGGCATAGGATTATTTCGGACGGGCGATGCAACCGCTGCAAATAATGCGGGTGGCGGCTTTAATGCCACCTCAAGCGCAACGGCTGGAAGTCGCCTTGCCCAAGTTTGGTTAGATGCGGATGGTGCAAACTTTGGTGGGGGTGATTATTTCTACATCAACAAAATTGGTAATAGTGGAAATGTTGAGTTAATTCAGCAGTCTAACGCTGCAATGACTTTTCAGACTAACGGCGCAGAACGCGCTCGTATCGACTCCAGCGGCATTGTTCTGGTAGGAGCTACATCGGCAAGAACAACGCAAGCCAAACTTGAATTGAGAAGCGCCGCAAATACAGCGCTGTCTTTGTACATGTTCAAGGACACACAAGTTGAGGCAACTTTAGGATTTAAATCCAGTACAGACAGTAACTTTTATGTGGGTAGTGGAAGCACATCTGTCGGGACTAATGGTGTTTACTTAGCAAACGCAGGCACATCATGGGTATCAAACTCTGATGAACGCTTAAAAGAAAACCTTGTGCCGATTGCAGATGCAATTAGCAAGGTATCAGCCCTGCGCTCAGTCATTGGTAATTTTATTGCTGATAAAAACAAGACACCAAGGCCCTTCTTAATTGCCCAAGATGTGCAGCAAGTCTTGCCAGAAGCAATTGGTAAAAGCGAGATAGATGGAACAGAGTATTTGGGTGTGTCTTATACCGAAGTGATTCCCCTTTTAGTTGCAGCGATTAAAGAGCAACAAGCCCTTATAGTTGCCCAGCAAGCTGAGCTTACAGCCCTGACAACCCGCATCACCGCACTGGAGGCAGCATGAGCTACATCGGCGCAGAGCCAACCACAGCAGCGTTTCCGTTTGACCAGTTTTCTGGTGACGGGACTACCACTGCTTTCACGCTGACATACGCTCCAGCAAGCACAAC